GCCGGAAAAACATCCTTTGCTTTAGATGTATTTCTTTATAATTTATTAAAAAATGCAGGTGAAAAACCTGTATCTATATTATATTATAGTTTTGAAATGGCATCAGACGTATTATATGCTAAATTATTATCTTTATATATATTTGATACTTTTAATGTAGTATTAACATTTGAAGATATTCTTTCTTTAACCCAACCAATTTCTGATGAAAATGAAATTTATATTAATCAATCAATTCCTTGGTTAGAATCAATTGAAACTAAAATTAAAATTTATGATAAAGCATTAACTCCAGCAGGAATTTATGTAACTTGTAAAGATTGGTTAAAACATTTTGGTTATTTTGAAGCTATTGACGAGCATACTGAAAATTATGTTGATCATGTAGAAGATAGATACAAAATAGTTATTCTTGATCATGTTGGTTTATTATCTGGCCCAGGTTCTAAAAAAGAAAAAATAGATGCGGTTGCTGATATGATGATTTATTTTAGAAATAAATGTGATATTACAGGAGTGTTTATTCAGCAATTAAACAGAAATGCTAAAGGTATGGATCGTAAAAATTCAGGTTATGAACTCGTTCAACTTGATGATTTTAAAGATAGTTCTGGAACAACAGATGCAAGTGAAGTAGTAATTGCTTTATTTTTCCCTTATAGAGAAAAGATTGCTAAATGTGAAGGATACCCAATTCAAAATATACTTAAGAAACGATTTAGATTAGCTCAAATTTTAAAAGGTAGATGGGGAAACTCGGATGTTAATATTGGAGTTACTTTTCATGGTGAATTAGGATTATTTAGAGAATTACCTAAACCAGAGAAAATTAGTGATTATGAACCGTATTTAGATTTACATTACAAGAAAAATTCAATAGATAGTTTAATTACAAGAGAAGATATGCAACAAGAAGATGAGATAGTACATCAATTTGTACTTTAATTTAAAAAACAAAACTACAGTGGCAGAAATGATTGCGGTGGTTGGTTCCAGTGGGTCTGGGAAATCAACAAGCTTAAGAAATTTAGACCCAAAACAAACATTTATTATAAATGTTGCCGGCAAATCTTTGCCTTTTAAAGGATTTAGAAAAAATTATATTCCATTAGTCCAAGTAGAAGGAAAGTGGGTAGGTAATTTATATAATACTTCTAATATAGACAAGATTAAACAAGTATTAGTACTTATTGCTAAAACTATGCCACATATAAAGCAAGTTATACTTGAAGATGCTCAATATTTAATGGCTAAACACAATTGAAATGAAATTTAGTGAGTCTCTATTACAATACAGAAATGTATGCGGAATATATAAAATTAATTGTAATGACAAATTTTATATAGGAAGTTCAAAAAACATTCAACAACGATACTATAAACATAGAACAGAGCTTCGAAAAGGAGTTCATAAAAATGAACATTTACAAAATACTTATAATAAGTATGGAGAAGAAAAGTTTATTATTGAAATTATAGACATTTGTAATATAGATGAACAATATCTAAAAGAACAATACTATTTAGATTTATTACAACCTCTTTTTAATAAAGAAAAAGATGTTATAACACATATTCCTACTGAAGAAACAAAAAAGAAATTATCAGAAGCTAATAAAATATATTATGCAAATCTTGAAAATTTAAAGAAACGTTATAAAATAATTTATCGTTTTAATATATCTTTAGAAATTATCAATACTTATAAAGGCATTAAACCTAATATTGAAGCTTGAGCTTTAGAATTTGGCATAAAACCTCAAGGTGCAGATAAAGGTATAAGTCGAGCATTAAAAAGTGGAAAGTTATATAAAAATTCATATTGATCTTATGATCCAAATTTTAAAGGCCCTATAGTTAGTGATAACTAATAGCAAATCTGGTGAATTCAGGGAAACTCCTTATAAAAGGACAATCCTGAACCAAGCCCTATAAAAGGGAAGGTGCAACGACTATCTCGAAAGAGAGTACACTCTAGTGAGTGGAAGCGCCAGACATCTTATTAAGATGATGATATAGTCTCATCTGCATGGTAACATGCAGCAGTTCATAAGAGAACGGATATAAATTAACGATTTATATTGAAGATAAATGTTCGAAGCAATGGATCGAGCAGAAGAAAAATCTTATGATAAATTTACTCAAATAGCTCAACATTTTTATTCTATACTTAAAATGGGTATAGATATGAGGGATGATTTAAAAATAGCAGTATTAACTCATGCAGAAAATACAGGAGATGTAATAAATCCTAATTGGAAAATTAAAACAGTTGGAAAAATGTTGGATAATATGATTACAATTGAAGGTTTATTTACTTATGTATTTTTTACTAAAGTCACTGAAGGTGAGGGAGATAAAATGAATTATAGATTTATGACTCAAACAGATGGTACAACTACTGGAAAGACTCCAATGGGTTGTTTTAAGGATATCTACATCGACAATGATTTACAAGAAGTATTTAATAAAATTGATGAATATAACGAATAATGGTTAAAGTAAATGTAACATTTAATTTTGATCCAACGACAGAAACAGTAACAGATGTGTTATGTTCAGTTGGAGAAGTTACTAATAAAATAGTAACAACAAAGAAAGCAACTACTAAAAAAGTAGGAAAAGAATTAGAAGGTTTAATAATAGTTAGAGAAGAAGGTAAATTAGTACTTTCTACAGAACTTATAGAATTATTAGAACCAGTAGATGATGAAATAAGAGTATCAGTAAGATACGAACAAGTAAATGATGTAATTTCTCCATTCTTTGGAACTGATGCAGCATTTAAAGGTAAAAATGGTAATAAAGTTACTAAAAGTGGAACAGTTGCTTATAGAGGAAAAGCTAATGAAGTATTAGCAGAATTTGGAGAAAGATTTACTCTAGCTGAATATAAACCAGGAATTTATCAAATGGTAGGAGATATCGAATATGTTCCTAAAGACATACCTGTTAAAAAAGCAGTAGAGAAAGTTAAAGCTATTGAAGTAGCTGGTAATGAAGAAACTGTATTAACAGAGATGAAAGATTTTACATTTTAATAATAAAAATAAATAAATAAATAATATAATATGAATTTTAGTTTTGAAACAACGGCGGGAGCTGCTCAATCCACAAGTTTACCAATTTTAAGTGGTAATGCAATCCATGAAGTAACTTTTAAAGGAATTGAAGAAAGAGATATCCAAGGTGTAAAAGATGCAAGTGCTGTTTATAAAGTTTTAGATATTAAATTTGGTAATTCTAAAGGTTACTATACTGAAACAGTATGGGAACCTAAAGCGGCTGATTTTGATCGTAGAAAAGGTACTAATACTAAAACTGGAGCTGAAACAACTTCTCCATCTAATGTAGAAAATATGATGCTTTTATTTAAGCATGTTATTGATGCAGTTAACCCAGAATTAGGAAAACAAATTGATGCAAAAGAAAAGAAAATTTCTGCACCTGATTGGATTCAACTTCGTAAATTAATGATTGCTGCTACTGAAAAATTCAATGGTACTCCAGTTAAAATTAAATTGATTAATAATAAAACAGGTGAAGCTCGTTTTCCTTATTTCTCAATGTTAACTAAAGAAGCTCCATATATAGCTGTTGTTGCAGGTAATTTCATTGGTGACAATGTTTACTTTAGTGCTTACGAAAAAACACAAATTGATAAAGCTACTGCTGCAACTCCTACAAATGTAGCTGCTGTAGTAAGTTTGGAAACAGCTGACTCAACAATTTCTGATATTAAATTTAATTTGTAAAAAAAGTAATTGTGATTAATGTTTGATATACCTAAAAATGAACAAAAAATCACTAAAGAACTTTTATTAAAATATAATTCAGAAGAAACTTATATGCAAACTTATCTTGGAATCCCCGTTAAAAAGGGATTGCAAGTAAGTCCATTAAGAAATGATAAAAAACCAACTGCATCTTTTTTTAGAAACAAAAATAATGATTTAATATTTCATGATTTTGATGGCTCTTTTTATGGTAATTTTATAAGTGTTGTAATGCATTTATATAATTGCAGTTATTATATAGCTTTAAAAATTATTGCAAATGATTTTGGAATTTTAGAATCTAGGGGATATGAAAAACATGCTAAAGAAATTAAAATTTCTGAAACTTCTTTTGTTGAAAAACAATCAACTAGTAATATTCAAGTTCAAATTAAGGATTATACTACAAAAGAATTAGATTGGTGGAGTACCTTTGGTATTAACAAGAAAACATTAAAAAAATATCATGTTTTTTCTTGCGCAGCTTCTTTTTTAAATGGTTTCTATTTTGAATCTTCTTCTGCTTCTTCTCCAATGTTTGGATATTATGGAGGTAAAAAAGATGAAATGGAATTATGGAGGATTTATATGCCTAGTAAAAGAACTTATAGATTTTTAAGTAATTGGAGTTCTACCTTTTTACAAGGAGCTAAACAACTACCTGTAAAAGGAGATAATTTGATTATAACTAAATCATTAAAAGATGTTATGGCTTTATATGAATTAAATATACCAGCTGTGGCTCCTTGTTCTGAAAATATTATTATATCTCCCTCTCAATTTGATAGATTACACAAAAAGTTTGAAAATATTATTGTTTTATATGATAATGATCTAGCCGGTGTGAGGGGTGCACATAAATATAAAAAAACATTTTCTGGCATTAAATGTGTATTTTTAAAAAGAAAATATGCAAAGGATATAAGTGATGTTCATAAGAAGAAAGGATTAATACATTTTTTAGAATGTGAAGTTGAATTGAATGAAATTTTTAATAATAACAAATTAAAAACAACAAAACACTTTTATGTGTTTTAAATTAGAAATATGGCATTTCCAAAAAGAAAAAAGAAAGTAGTTGAACCTCAATTACCCTTCTGAGCAAGTTCTCCGGAACAATTAGTAAAACATGTACCTCAAAAAACAGCTGGTAAAAAAAGAGTTAGCTCTATAAAATCAGAGGTTGATGGAATTAAATTTGATTCACAATTAGAAGTATATTGTTATAAAGCTTTAAACAATACAGATTTATCATTTGAATACGGGCAAAAAACATTTACTATTGTTGAAGGTTTTAAATATATTGGTGATAGTTACGAAAGTGATAAAAGAAAAGGAACAGGAATGTATCCAAAGTCTAATAATTTACAATCAGTTAAGTATACTCCAGATTTTATAGGTAATGGCTGAATTATTGAAACCAAAGGTCGTCAAAATGAGTCATTCCCAATGAGGTGGAAATTGTTTAAAAAATACTTAAATGATAATAATTTAAAGTATGATTTATACATGCCACATAATCACAAACAAGTAGATGAATGTATACAAATGATTTTAACCAAATAATTAAAAGACGTTGCAATTTGTAACGTCTTTTTTTTATATAATATGATAAAAGGAAAAATATATAAAGAAATAGATAGTACACATGCTTTAGTAGTTATGTGTACTCATTGTTATACTGAAAATTTTACAGGAGTTATTCTTGGAAGTGATCAATTTAATTTAATAGGAATTGTATCTCCTCTTTTTAAAATAAATAAATTCACAGAATATATAGGTCCATATAGTATAAACAATGTATTAATAGATTATAATATAACATTAACAGATAAAAAATATGACTAAAGATTTATTTAAAGAAATAGTTAATTTACAGAAGCAATCTAATGAATATATAGATGCTTGTAAAAATTTAAATATTGATATTGTAGAAACTCCAATTGTAAACTTTTTTTGGAGACTTCTTGATATAGTTTTTGTTAATTCATACACTGAACAAGGATGTGATTGGATTAACTGGTATTTATACGAAAAAGGAGAGAATGAAGGTTTATTAGCTTATAAAGATGACAAACCTTTTTTAACTACCATAGATGAACTATGGGAATATGTAGAATTAAATTATAAAATTAATGAGTAATTTACGAATCGGATTAGACATAGATGATGTCTTAGCAGGATTTTTTAATATGTATAAAGTTACATTTACAAAACCAAAAGATATGACAGATGTAAATATTACTAAAAATGTTAATAGTTTAAAAAATAATAAAAATTTTTGGTTATCATTGCCAAAAATAAATTCTATTGATTTTGTTCCATCTTTATATTGTACTAAACGTATAAATAAAAAGTGTTGGACAAAAGATTGGTTAGCTGCTAATCATTTTCCAGAAAGACCTGTATATCAAATGTATTTTCAAAAAGGAAATAAAGCTACAATGATTAAAGGTCGCGTAGATGTATTTATAGATGATTCTGTAAGTAACTTTATTAAAATGAATAATAGTGGTGTACCATGTTTATTAATGGATTCTCCACATAATCAAGGATTTGAAACTCCTTTTAGAATTTATTCATTAACTTTAAAAGAAATTAAAGATAAATATAATGAGTTTAAGTTATAAAACAAGAAAAGTAGTTAATGTATATTCTTTAGATGATTTAATTGTTAAAACTTATAATAAACCTTATATGTTTCAACAACAAGATGGTTGTAAAGAACGTGGTATTCATGAAATAACTATTCCAGTACAATACCCAGAAGATTATGAAAATCATTCATTAGAATATAGAATAAATGGGGATGAAATGGGGGTATCTTTTAAAACTTGGTTAAATACTACAGTTGAAGAAATCAATAACGAATATCCTGAAGAGTATGAAAACCAAAATGATTTATGGTGGGAAAGAAATTTCTATCCTTCTATTGATATGGTTATGAATGATTTATATGAAAAAGGATTAGTTGAAGAAGGTAATTATTTAATTGAAATTGATTGGTAATGGATTTAAGCAAATATAAAATACAATTTTTAATTGAAACTGTAAGAAAAGAAGATATATCTGACGAAGTTTACTTTTCAGATAAATATAAAAAATATTCTAGTAATTCTAAATTATCTTATATAAATCCAATGCAAGAAGGTTCACCTCAAAAATACAAAGAAGGATTAAAGTCAGGCTTTAATTCTTCTTTTGATTTAGGTAGTGCAGTTCATGCTTTATTTTTACAATCAGAAAATTTCTCTTTAAGTAATTATGAAGGAAAGCCAACTGCAAAACTTGGTGTTTTCGTTGATGAAATGTATAAAGCAAGAAAAAAAGGAAATACTATTAAAAAATCTTTAGAAATTGCTTCTGAAAAAGCTGACTACTATAAAGGTAAATTATCAGAAAAAATTATTAAAACAGCAATACAAAAAGGCTTACCTTATTATATTGCTATGATGAATGATTTGTATTTTGATGAATTTGGTCGAAGTGTAATCGTTTTAAATAAGAAACAATTAGAAGAATGTAAAGCTTGTATAGGAAATTTAAAAAGCAATAATAAGATTTACCAAAACTTATTTATGCAAAATTTTTGGGATACATGCATTATATCTAATGAAGAGGCTTTATTTATTGATGTATTAATTACATTGCCAGATGGTCAAGATATAATTATTCCAATGAAATTAAAATTGGATAATTATAGAATAGATCCCTCTGAAAAAGTAATTTATTTAAATGATTTAAAGACAAGTGGAAAAAATGTCAATTATTTTATGGGAGGTAATATCCCATTATTTGATGAGGTTGGAGTTAAGAATGAAGAACAATGGATTGACGGAAGTTTTCAAAAATATCATTACTATCGCCAAATCGCTTTTTATTTAGTAGTTTTACAAATATATTTACAAACTCAAGGTTATACAGGTTACACGTATAAGGCTAATATGGCTGTAGTGCAAACTCTGCCTGAATATAACAGTAAATTATATGAAGTTCCTGAGAAATATATAAAATTAGGTATGCAGGAATTTAAAGAGTTAATATGTAGGGTTGCATTCCATGAAACACATGGTTATGATATTGAATTTAAAGAAAATTAAAATATGCATGAAGATATAAAAAAGATGATTAATGATGCAAATTATGATGATAAAAGAACTTTATACTCATCATTCTTTTCTAGCGGTACACAAACTTCTGGAAAAATGAATAATAAATTAATATTAATATCATTAATTTGTTTAGTTAGTCAAAAAATGTCTGTAGATAATAAAACTGTTACTCCAAAAGATGTAATAGAAAAAATTATTAGTAGAACATTAAATTCTAATAATGGTTATGATCATTATTTAATTGGATTAAGTATTGTTTGTGATGATATGATGGTTGGAATTAATGAAATTGATTCATTTGGATTAAAAACTTCTGCAGAAATAATAACAAAAATTAAAAATATATTGGAAGAGTGGCTTCCATTTTAATAATGAATAAAAGTATAGTAGAAATAAAAGAAGCAGATCTTGACATTAATGAATATATGTTACAAGATTTTTATGAGGATGATGAACCTATAATTTATGAAGATTATAGTAATTGGATTGAGACAAAAGGTAATTATACTCCTGCAATTTCTGTAACAGTTGTAAAGAAAATGAAAAAAGGTATTTACAAAGTAGGTATTATTAATGAACAACTTACGTGTATTCCACAAGCTATTTCTTCTGATGGATTATGTTTATTACCTGATTCAACTTCACAATTAATTTTAAATGAAACTGAAAAGTTTTGGGCAAGAGCAGATGAATTTAAAAAGTATAAAATGATTCATAAAAGAGGAATTTTATTAGAAGGCAGTCCAGGTACAGGTAAAAGTGTAACTATTACATTATTAATTCAAGAATTAATTAAAAAAGACGGTTTAGTATTTATAGTCAACTCTGCTAGAGATTTTTCATTAATATATGATTTCTTTAAAAATACATTAAGAAAGATTGAACCAGATAGAAATATAATAACTGTAATTGAAGATATTGATAAATTAGTAAATGATTCAATAGAACCTGAATTTTTAGATTTTTTAGATGGTAAAATGAGTATTGATCATCATTTAGTTATTGCAACTACTAATGATTCTTCAGATTTATCAGATGCAATAATTAGGCCTAGTAGAATGGATATGAGAGTAGTTATTGGTTATCCAACAAAAGCATCTAGATTAGAATTTTTTAAATTTAAAGGTGTAGAAGAATCCGATTTAGAAATGTTTGTAAAAGCATCATCAAAATTTTCTATGTCTCAATTAAAAGAATTATTTATTGGAACTTATGTTTTAGGTAATGGATTTGACCAAGTTGTTGAACAAATTAAAAATCCACTAGCTAAACAACGATATGATAGTTTTGTTCACAACAAAATTGCCATTGGTTTTTAATTTATTAAAATATTAATTCTATCCTATTTTTAAAAAATATTCATTTCTTTTAAAAATAAAGGTTAAAATATTTGGTAGATTGGAAAAAATGTTGTACCTTTGTATAACAAAAGAGATAAAAATGTGTTTTGTATTTTTAAATACAAAAAATTATATAGATAAGAAACTACAAGATAAAAATTTATAAATAAAAAAATGTTAAGGAATTATGAGAACAATTGAAGCACAAGGATTTACTAAAGCAGCAGCTTACGAAACAACAGGATTAGATGTAGACTTTGCATTATTGAAAAATGCAACCCAAAAATGGAAAAAAGAAGGTTCACCTATGAACACAAAAGAATTGAATAAATTCATGGCTGAATATATGACTGCCAACAAAGCTGTTGGAACATTTATTGTAGTTGATGGATCGTCAAAAGACACTCGTCTTCGTCCATATTCTGTTATTAATGTAGTAACTGATGGTAAACGCAAATCAAAACGTGTATATCAAATTAAAGAAGCTAGTTTTAAAACTAAAACTTCTACAGTTGTTAACGAAGAAGGTGTTGAAGAAACAATTAAAGTTGTTGATCCAAAATCAGTAGTTTTAGGTGTAGTAGTTGGTCGTGAAAGTAAGAAAAGTGAAGCTGTTGCAGCTGCTAAAAAACTTACTACAGCTAATAAACGTGCTTATGGTATTGAAATCGTTGAAGAAATCGTTGAAGGACAAAAATATGCAGCTTTTGTGGATTACACTCCATCAGAATCAGCTAAATTAGGTAAATTCATCTTTTTCAACAAAGAAGTCTAAGATTACCAGCGGATTGTTTACCTCTTTGAATTAAACATCGAAACTCTACTAAATTTGAGTGGTATAATGAACCTAAATCATTCGTCAAATATCGACGTTAACCATACTAAAAGGTCAATAGATTAATTTCTATTGACCTTTTTTTATTTAATACCAATAACTAACGGAGTATAATCCATAAATAAAATTGAATGAATAAAGAGAATATTGAAGTAACTACAGAGGAAGTTAAGATAGATTTAGCAAAAGTAGATCAAAGATATATTAAAAGAATTTGTAGTAATAATACTTTAACATTAGAAGATAAACTAAATATATTAGTAGAACATTTTAATACAACAAAAGAAGTAGTTACAGAGTATATTGAATCATTGGGGATGATTTTAACTCCTTCTCAGTTCTCAGCAGCTAAACTACATACTTTAAAAAAGAAAAAAAGATATATAATTACTAGTGCTCAAACAGCATCTCCAATTAATGAAGATTTTCTTCGTAAAATTGAAGTATATGCTGAATATATTGATGCAGAAATTGGTATTATAGCAACAAGATATAGAAATCCAACTTCTATTTGGGCAGAAGAAGGTGATGTTTGGGATGAAAAAACACATAAATACTTAACAGCTAATAGACAACAATTACATAATAATTGTTTACTTTTAGCAGATTTAAAAATACAAGCCACAAGTCCAAATCCAACAAGTGGTATAGAATTATTTGGTGGTATTTCTTCAGTTATTGTTGGTAGTCCAAAAATTGAAATGAGAAGTGTACCTGTTTTACCAAATCAAAAACAAAAATTTCTTCATTCAACTGGTAGTGTAACTGTTCCAAGTTTCACAGATTCAGTTGCAGGAGGTAAACAAGCAGAACATCATGCTTATGGATTTGTAATTGTCGAAATAGAAAATGATGATATTGTACATATTAGGAATGTATCTGCTGATATATATGGTAATTTTAATGATTTAATTTATAGAGTTGATGATAATGGAGTTACTACAGAAACAGTGGAAACTTTAGTTTGGGGAGATTCTCATTTTGCTCAAAAAGAAGAACGTGTTACTTTAGCATTTAGAAAATTATGTTTAGATTTAGGAATTGAAATGTCTGTATTGCATGATGTTTGGGATTCTGAATCATTAAATGTACATAATGCTAAAAATGGTGTTGTAAAACATCAGTTAATGACTGAAGGAAAAGATGATTTAAAGAAAGAATTAGAACAAATGAAAGAAGAACTTCAATGGTTTGAAACTCATATGAGAGAAACTTTAGTTATTGCATCTAATCATGATGATATGTTAGATAGAGCTATGTGGCAAGGTGATTGGAGAGATAATATGAAAAATGCAGTTATTTTTGTTGATATGTTAAAACTTACTTTATCCGGCAAAGCTAAAAATGGAGTTATACCTTATACAATTAATAATACATTTAAAAATATAAAAGCTTTTGGAGTTGATGATTCTTACATTCATCGTGATGTAGAATTAGCACTTCATGGTCATAAAGGTCCAAATGGTTCTAAAGGTAGTGCTGGTGCATTTTCTAAACTATCTAGTAAAACTATTATTGGTCATTCACACTCACCTCAAATTTCAGGAGGATGTTATCAAGTTGGTATATCATGTCAAATGCAACATGGATATAATAAAGGTTTATCAGGTTGGGCTTATGCTTCATGTACTTTAAATAAACATGGTAAACGACAGTTAATTATTTTAAATAAAGACACTATGTCTTATACAACATTATATTAAAATGAAATATACATTTTTTAAAGATGAATTCGGTACAATTTGGTATCGAGATTGCATTGAAATAGAAGCTGATTCTTATGATGAAGCTAAACAGAAAGTAATTGATGCTGTTGAAAATTATGATGATTTAGATATTGTTTATTCCGAACCAATTTATGATACTTGGAATGAAACTTCAATAGAAGATAATGATGGGTATGCTACTTTAGAAATTCAAGATCCTGAAACAACAAAAATCATATATAAAAATGGAAAATAAAATGGAAGAATTAAAAGAAGGTCAAAGACTTTGGATTAGAGCTGAAGAAACTGTTGTTAGGACAGTAGGATTACTAATTGGAGAAGATATTACATTAGAAGATGCAATTGAATTGCAAGAATTAATTGAAGAATCTGAGGAATTTGCTGATTATGATTATGGATATGATTTATTACAAGAATTAATTGGTGGTGATGGGTATATTTGTGATAGTTTTGGTTATATGAATGTTAGTTATGATATAGATAATGAAAACAATTAGAAATAAAGAAAATATTGAATTTATTTCAGAAGATGAATATGGAGAATTTATGTTTCGTATTTGTTATATAGGAAGAATGCAATTTCAATTACATACTTGTGATGATGAAGATGATACTTATTGTAATATAGATTTAGTTGAATTAAAAGAAATTCAGAAAATGATTAATGAAGTAATAAAATTAAAAGAAGATGAAAGTAATACTGGAATTTGATACAGAAAAGGATGAAGATTTTAATCTTCATAAAACTTATATAAAAGCTGAAGATATGTCTTTGGCTTTATGGGATATTAAACAAATGTTTCGTAATAGATTAAAATATGGAGAAGAAGCAGGATATGATGAAATTGAAAAATTATCAGAAAACTTTTATGAAATATTAAATAGTTATGATTTAAACAAAATAATAGATTAATGGCTGATATAACTTTACAAGATTTACTTAAAGGTAAATCAACAATGATAAAAACGAAGGAATACTTCGAAACAAAACGATATGTAGAACCTTTTATTGAAAAGATGTCTGCATTTACAAATGACTTTAGAATTAAAGTTAAAACTCCAGATCAAATGACTACTAATGCAGGTAGTGTAGCTGACTTAGCCTTTAATAGAGTACTAATTGAAGCTGTATTACCAGAAAAACATTGTATTGATAATCATGATGAAGTAGTTGGATTTTTATATGGAATTGATGTTAAAAAACCTATGGTTAAGATATATCGTTCATACTTAAATAGAGCTTGTACTAATATGTGTGTATTTAATCCAGACTGGATTAATATTCAAGAATTAGCACCAGGAGAGCCAATTAACTTTAAACCAATTAAAAATTTAATGGAATATACAAGTGATTTTGGCATTAAGCTTAAATCTTTAAAAGATACTTATTTAAGTCGTGATATGCAAACTCAGTATCTTGGTGAATGGGTAGATTATTCATTAAGAGAACATGAAGATTATGGTTATGGTAAAGTTAAAATTGCTGTTTCTACTCCAGTTGATGCTTATAAAAAATTATTTGTAGATACAAGTAGTGATTATTATATACCAATGGGTATAGATCCCTCATTATTTGATGTATATAATGCATTTACACAAGTATTAACAGATGATAATAAAGATCTTTTAAATAAATTTGAAAAGATAATGATTATAAACAAATTATTAAAAGTTTAATTATGGAAAAAAATTTAGAAGAAAAAATTAATCCTAAAATAGCAGCATTAGTTGAATATTTAGAATTAGATAAGGAACAATCTTTGGATATATCACAAGAAACAAATATCTATTTTAGTTATGATAATTATGATTATTTAATTTTAACAAGTGAAGAAGTTGATACTTATCTTGACAATATGAGTGAAGATGAAATAGGATATATTCAATCAGCTTTAGATTATAGTGACTTTGAATATAAAAAATTTGTAACAATAAATGAAGATTTAGTTAGAAATTTTTTTAGTTTAGATTCAATTAGTGAAAATTATGATGAGATAAATAATTATTATATTTTTACATTATAAAAATGGAAGATTTAAAAACAATCATTGTTACAGCTATTATCACTCTTGATGTAGATGTTCCAACAAATGCAACTGAACAATATATTGAATCAATTAGAGAAGAAGCCTTAGATAATCTTAGTAGGGCTTTAACTCACACTGATTTCATTATAGAAGAAATACTTTTAGAAGAAGTATAAATTTTATTTTAAGACATTCTAATTTTCAATGAATATAAATATAAAACTTTATATAATTAGTTAATTAGAATGTCTTAAAAATATATTCAGACGTAAAATAATAACCAAAAGTGAAAGAAGTAATAAAAAAAATAATTGCTGGAAGTCAAATCTCACAGCAAGATATAACTGAATATATTATAGCAGTAACAGATTTATTCGAAAAACCTATAACTAATCCTCAACAAATACAAGGTATTATAATGATGATACAAATGGGACATTTTAATTTAATGGAATCTGTAAAAAAAGCTTGTATTAAATTAGATATTTCATTGAGAATATTAACTGATAAAAATGGTCAAATAATTAAACAATATATTCAAGGAGAAGAATGAGAATAATTAAAGTAATATATAATAATGATACAAAAAACTGTTTAAAATTAATAGGTAAGTTAGACAGAGTATTTATTGAAAAATACAATTATGATCATTATAAAGAAAAAAAGAACGCTATTCCAATAATGACAAGACATGGTGCTAAAAAACTTCCATTTCTTGTTTTTGAAGATGAAAATCTTGAAGAATATGCTGCATATTGGTCTGAAAGTAAAAAAGAATTAACTTTAGATTTAATTAATGAACTATTAAATACTAAATTACAATCTAAATTGATAAACTCTTAAATGATTATTTGAGGGATTTTGATATGTCAGAATTTTTTTGTATCTTTGCATTATAATAAAAATATGAAAAATCAAAATTTTGTATTTTTTGCAAAAAATATAAAAATTACTAAAAATTAAAAATGAAAGAAAAAAACAATTATTTTAAAAATGATGAACTTGCAGAGCAAGTATGGAAAAGTAAGTATCAATTAGGAGATGAGACATTAGATGAGTTTTTTGAAAGAGTAGCATTTGAATTTTCAAGATTAGATAATACACCAAAAGCTAGTTCACTCTCAGATACAGAATATGATGAGTTAAGTGTTTATGGACAAGAAAGATTAGATTGTTCTGATAGAAAAGAGTGGTTTCTAAAATTATTTAAAGATTTTAAATATATAATTCCTGGTGGTTCAGTACTTGCAGGAATAGGAACAGGAAAACCAGTAAGTCTAAGTAATTGTTTCGTTCTTGATACTAAAGACTCTATTGAAGATATTTTTAACTCTTCAAAGAATATGTCTCAAATTTATAAACGTAGAGGAGGCTGTATTGAAGAGAGTACACCAGTTATAATAAAAGATAAAGGAAACATTCCAATTAAAGATGTAAATGTTGGTGATTATATATTATCATTTAACCTAGAAACTTTACAAGATGAATGGAAATTAGTGGACGATAAATATTTTACGGATGTTTCTTTAGAAGACCAAATTGAGTTGAACTATTCGAATGGGGTAAAATTAAAAACATCTAAAAAACACCCTATCCTAAATTTACAAAATGATAATTACATTTTTAGTAATTATAATGATGGTAAATTATTAAATAGTACTAATAAGACTCCTAATTTAAAAACTTTTGAGTATGAAAAAACTGATTCAGATTATATTGGATGGTTTTTAGGTTGTCATTTTGGGGATGGTAATGCAGATTCAATAAAAGATCCTAGGATTAGAATAAATGGAGATAATAAAAATGTAATTGAGGCCTACAAACTAGCACACGAACAACTTTTAAATATAAAAGAATCTTCTATTTATGTATCAAGAAATCCTGCTTATAAAACAGAAGTCTGGGAATATTACAGCACACATCCTTTCAATAATTTACTTTTTGATACTTATTTTGATAATCAAATAAATAAAAAAACGTATACTTGGGAAGTACCATCTTTTGTAAAAAATTATAACTTGTGGGTACCTTTTATAGCTGGATTAATAGATTCTGATGGATATATTACAGATTCAGGCAGAATAGATATTTCTATTTGTGCTAAAAACGCCATTGATGAAATTGCACAGTATTTATCTTTAATAGGCCAACCATTTACAACTAGTGTAAAAATTCCTAAAAGATCTAATGAATCACCTATTTATAATTTACATATTCATAAGGATTCTGACATTTATCTAGAAATTACGCAATTTATTAAGCATGATTTAAAATTAGAAAAAATGTTGATAAAATCTAAATCTCATCAATCAAATAATATAAAATTAACAGATTTAGAAATTAAAAATATTGTAGATTTTAAATATTCAACAATATTTTCATCTACTAGTAAAGAATACAGATTAGCAAAGACTAATTCATATAATTTGCAAAAATTAAAGGAATGTGGTAAAGCTCATCTAGCTTTTTTAAGAGATTATGAAATAATAACTGAAAAAAAATATTTTGAAATACTATCCAGAACTAAACTTTGTAATATAATAGAAGATAATTTAGAAAAATTTAATTATATTGATATTTCTGTAGAAGGAAATAATAATTACTATGCTGGAAATTTTGGATTTGTAAATATTCATAACTGCGGAGTTGATGTATCTGTTTTAAGACCTTCTAGTGCTCATGTAAACAATGCAGCAAAAACTACTGGAGGAGTTGTTCCATTTATGGAGCTATTTAGTCAAGTAACTAATACAATCGGTCAGGCAGGTAGACGTAAATAAATGAAATACAAAATTTTGAAAATTATTAAAAATAAAAGAGTAAAAATATGAACAAACAAGAATTAAAAAATTATTTAGAAGAAGGTAAAACCTTTAAAAAAATTGCAGAGATTATAGGTGTATCTAAATCTACTGTTGATTATTATGTTGGAAAATATGAGTTAAGAGAAAGTGTTATTAATCAAAAACCTTGCAAATTTTTATTTGAAAAAATAGATTCTCCTGAAAAAGCCTATTTTATAGGATTTATTACTGGTGATGGGCATTTTGATAAGAATAATATATTAGAACTTAGTATAAAACATGATGATAGGGAAATTTTAAAATATATCGAATCTTTTACTGATTGTGATATTGTTGATGATTTATCTTATAATAAATCTCAGAAAAAATTTCCAAGCTCAACAATTAGATTAAAAATAGAAGATGTACAAACTTTTATTGGAGGAAGATTAAAAAAAGAACGTAGTTTACCAATAGTTAAACAATTTCTTTATAAAAATTTAATACAAGGGTTTTTTGATGCTGAGGGATGCATAACATGGGGATATAGAAAAGATCGTGATAGACTTTGGCAAAAAGTATCATTTACATCTTCTTACTCATTATTACTATCTCTGCAAAAAATACTGATAAATTTTGATATTTCTACAGCAATTAAACCTAAATCAGGAGAAGATTGTTATGTAATGGAGTTTTCAAATGAATTAGATGTATTTAATTTCCTACAAATTTTACCGACAGAAGATTACTTTTTGAAAAGAAAGCGTGATAATCATTTAATTTGGTTAAGAGATACAATTTTAAAATATACTTTTAACGAAGGAGATATTGTTAAATTTGTAGATAAAAGAACTCTTGCTAAATATAATATAAAATCTTCTATAAATTTAAAAGGATCTTTTACAATTTTAAAAATAAATAATAAAGAATGTTTGTTAGATAATGGAATGACAATAAATGTCAATCTATTGTCAAAAGAAGGTATTTCAAACTATGCCCTGCGTCTTAAATTGGATGAATTCGGTGAAGGTCTCGTAAGAGAATAATACCGAGCTAAGCCTTGAACCATTTCAAGGAAAGTGTAGAGACTACTGGAGGGAAAATGGATTCCCTTAATAACCAGCTAGAGCGTCCGAGCCTAAATACTAGAGATTTAGGTGTGATATAGTCCGAATGGGGGCATTAATGATAAGTATAGATATAAGCCATCCTGATTCTCCTGATTTCATCACAAGTAAACAGAACCTCTCAAAGATTACAGGTGCTAATATATCTGTTAAGTTGAATGATGAATTTATGCAAGCTGTAGAGAATGATAAAGATTATATTCTTATATGGCCTATTAATACACAAGGAGAGGTTTGGGTACTAGATAATAAAATCCAACAAAAAAATTTACCATATAATGAATTAATTCCATCAAATAATGGACAATACATTAAAAAAATCAAAGCAAAAGAACTTTGGGATTCTATAATTCAATGTGCTTGGAATACCGCAGAACCCGGAATACTATTTTGGGATAATATTTTAGATAATGATCCTGCTAGTGTATATCCAGAATTTAAAGCAATTTCAACAAATCCTTGTGGTGAGATTCCACTTAGTTCAAAGGATTCATGTAGATTAATAGCTTCTAATCTATATAACCTAGTAAAAGATAAATATACTAAAGATGCTGAGATTGATGAAGATCTAGCATATAAAGTATTCTATGAAGCACAAATTATTGGAGATATTCTAGTTGATTTAGAGATTGAAGCAGTTCAAAGAATTATAGATATTACTACAGGAGATGAACAACAATTATGGAAGGAAATTCAAGAAATTGGTAGAAAAGGTAGAAGAACTGGTGTTGGAATTACTGGATTAGCAGATATGTTTGCAGCTTTAGGATTACCTTACGGAGATGAAAAAACTACTGATTTCATCATGAAATTAAAAATGAAAGCTGAATTAGATGCAACAATTGATTTAGCTATTATTAATGGTAGTTTTCCTAGTTATAATAGAGACTTAGAGTATATTTTTATACCAAATCCACCTAAATCTAAAGGTATGGATGAATATATTGGAAAAAATGAATTCTATAAATTTTTAAATCAAGAATTCCCATCTCAAATAAAGAAAATGCAACAATATGGTAGACGTAACGTTTCATTCTCTACAATTGCTCCTACTGGGACCATAAGTATGTTAGCTGGAACAAGTTCAGGATGTGAGCCGACATTCTCTCTTTATTATACAAGAAGAAAGAAATGTAATCCAGGTGAGACTGCTGACTTTGTTGATCAAAATGGAGTTGGGTTTACAAATCACAATGTAATTCATGGTAGTTTTAAAGATTGGTATTACACACAAGGTTATCATAAACATATTGATACTTTAACTATGGAAGAGCTAGATGCAATGTATGCAAATTCACCTTGGTTTAATAATACAGCAAATTATATTATACCCTTTGATAGAATTAGAACTCAAGCTATATTACAAAAATATACTACACATAGTATATCTAGCACTATAAACTTACCAGAAAACACTCCAAAAGAAACTATTGATTTACTATATAAATCAGCTTGGAAACACAATCTCAAAGGAGTCACAGTTTATAGAGAAGGAAGTCGTAGTGGTATTTTAGTTAATCATAAGGAAGAACAAAAATCAGTTGTTACAGAACGTCCATTAGAATTAGAATGTAAAGTAGTTCAATTTAAAAATGAGAAAAAAGATTGGATTGCATTTGTAGGAATATTGAATGATATACCATATGAAATTTTTACAGGACCAAAAGATTTAGATACTTTTCCAATTCCATCCTCAGTAACTGAAGGTATAATTATTAAAGTTAAAAATGGTGATGAACCTTCAAGATATGACTTTAGATATGTAGATAGTTATGGTTATACCAACACTTTAGGTGGGCTTTCTCGTATTTTTGATAAAGAATATTGGAATTATGCTAGATTAATGTCTGCATTACTTCGTGAAAGTGTATCTCCAGAAAAAATGATTACTATTATTGATGGTTTAAACTTCTCTAATAAATCAATGACAAACTGGAAAAGTGGTGTAATGCGTTCTTTTAAACCATTTATTAAAGATGGTACTAAATCTCATGGGGAGAAGTGTAGTGATTGTGGACAAGAAACAATCGTTTATGAAGCGGGATGTAAAATTTGCAAGAGTTGCGGTAATAGCAAATGTAATTAATAATGAATGAAATAATAAAATTAGGAATTGAACAAGAAGAAGCTTTAAATTTAATTCTTAAATTTATAAAAACTAAAAAAGTAGCTTTTTCCTTATCTGGCTATGCTGGAACAGGAAAAAGCTTCTTAATAAAAGCTTTAATAGATGAATTAGATAAGCTTAAAATAGATTATACATTATGTGCACCTACACATAAAGCAAAAACAGTATTAGAAAGATTTACAGGTAAGGAGGGTATAACTGTTCATAAATTATTAGCTTTATCACCAAATATAAATATAATAGATTTAGATTTCAGAAATTTACAATTCTTATCTAAATTAGCGTCTAACTATTTTCCATTTGATTCTATCATTATTTGTGATGAATCTTCTATGATTAATGATTATTTATTTGGATTATTAATAGATAGATGTAAATCTGCTAACACTAAAATTATTTTTGTGGGTGATATTAAGCAAATCAAGCCTGTAAATTCAATACAAACTTCTAAAGTATTTGAATTAGAAGATAATTATTTTTTAACTCAAATATTTCGTCAAAATCATGAAAGTGCATTAAGTGAAGTATTACCAATTAGTAGAGAACAGTTTATACCTCGATTTAAAACAGATATTTGTGAAAAAGGTTCAATATATACTTTTTCTCAACCAAGAGATTTCTTTATGAAATCAATTCCATATTTTAATAAAGCTATTGAAAATTTAGATATTTTAGAAAGTAAAATCTTATCATATACTAATGATAGAGTAGCTTACTTTAATATTAAAATGGTAGAAGCATTATTTGGATTGGAAAAAGAATATAATAAATTTCAATTTATAACTGGTTATGAAAATTTAGTTTTTGATGATTATTCTTTTTGGAATTCAATGGATTATATTATAATGCAAGAGCCAGAAAGTATTTTAATTAATATTCCTCATGTTGGTTTATATCCTGGATATAAACTAGTTTTATGGGATTCTTCTGATAAATGTGAACAAACTGTAAATATTCTAAGTAAATATATTACAGAACAAAAAATCAGAACTTTAACTTATACTATAGAACATACTAGATTAGAAGCTATAGATTTAAAAGAACGAAAGAGTAGATTAGCAGGCCTTAAATGGAAAGAATATTATAGCATTATGAATAGTTTTACAACTCCCATTGATTTATATTTTGATAATAGGCTAATTAGAAAAAAATCATTTGATGGAGGATATGCTACTACAATACATCGAAGTCAAGGAAGTAGTATTAATAATACATTTATTGATATGAAAAGTATTGATTTTTGTAGAGATGAACAAGAAAAAAGACAGTTGCAATATGTTGCTTTGTCTAGAAGTAAAAACAATGTATATATATTACAATAAAAAAATAAAAAAATGAAATGTATTTCAAGAATAGAATATGAATTTATACAATTTAATGGAGATTACTCTGAATTATATAAATTTATAGAAGATAAAACATTAATTATCTTTCATGAACATCAAGCAATACTAAAATGTTGGGATGGATTGGTAAACTTATACATAGGAGATTATGTATTAAAAGGAAATAATAACTTAATTGATTTATATTCAGAAGATGAATTTAATGAAAATTTTAAAATAATATAAATGATAATAAAAGTAATAAATAAAAGTTCAAATGAACTTCCAGAATATGCAAAGCAAGGAGATTCAGGAATGGATCTTCGTGCTAATTTTTCTAATGGATTAAAAGAAGAATTCATGTGGGGAGCTGCATTTGATAAAGAAAGAGAAACTCTTTTAGTATTTAGTGGTGGTAGAGTATTAATTCCAACAGGACTTTATACAAGTTTCCCACCAGGATATGAAATTCAAGTTAGACCAAGAAGTGGATTAGCTTTGAAAAATGGAGTAACTGTTTTAAATACTCCAGGTACTATTGATTCTGGATATAGAAATGAATGGGGAGTTATTTTAATGAATTTAAGTGATGATGTATTTGAAATTCAACATGGTGATAGAATTGCACAAGCAGTTTTAACTAAAGTATCATTAATTGAATGGGATGAAGTTTCTTCACTTGATGAATCAGATAGAGGAAAAACAGGTTACGGTGATAGTGGAGTAAAATAATGAAAATTAAAGTAACATTTGAAAAAGTATTTGATTCATTAGATTTTTTTGATCCTGAGTTTCATTGTACTGAAAGAGAATTAAAAAATGAAATTTTCGAAGATATTAAAGAAAACTCAGATTTATCAGATGATGAATGGACAACAGAAATAATAGAATAAATGGAAAATAATATAGTTTTTACAACAACTGATGGATATCCAGTTTCAATTGGAGATCGTTATCATATAGTTGATGAAGGTGAAATTTCTCTTTGGGTTTGTGATGAAGATGATGAAATACCAACATGTCCCACATATAGTAAATTTGAAAATGCAAGGTTTGTGAAAATAAACGGTAAATATTTTAAAGATGATATATAAGATGAACTTGATGAAGATCGTTATTTAGTTGATGATTTTAAATTTGAAGTAATAGAATAATAATGACAGAAATAGTATTAGTAACAAGAAATGCAAGAGATAAAGTACAAGTTGTAATAACCAGTTTAGAGCAAGATGGAAATGTTTTTTACATTAATAGAACTACAGGTCAATACGGAAATAAAATGACTAATCAAGTTAGGTTATGTATTGAAAAAGGAAAAGCAAAAAGAACAGTATTACAACAAGCTGAATCAGAGTTTAATAGTATAGTTAATAAATATCTTGATAAAGGATATAAAAGACTAGACAGTTTAACTAATAAGAAGTTTGAACTAATGGGGCCGCTTGAATTAGATGAAGTTGTGCCTGTTTTAAAAACAGATAGTAACGGTAAATTAAAACCTCAATTAGCTAAGTCTTCTAATGATTGTAAAATATCAGTATTAGAAAAGGAAATGGCTTGCTCGAAAAAGCTTGATGGGGTACGTTGCACAATGGAGTGGAATGAAGATGATGTAGATAGTGTATCTCGTGGAGGCAAAGACTATAATGCTTCTACCGCTTTAATTAGAAAAGAATTATTCTCTTATTTAAAAGCTAATCCAACTATGAGATTTGATGGTGAACTTTATGTTCATGGTAAACCTTTACAAGAAATTAGTGGTATTGCACGATTAACTGCTTGGGAAGATCGTTGTGAAATACTTGAATATTGGATTTACGATTTAGCTATTCCAGATATGAAATTTAGAGATAGATTGAAAATCTTAATGGAATTACAAGAAAAATTTTCAGGTAATGCAAAAATTAAAATTATTGATCACGTCTTTACTAGTAGTTGGATGGAGATTGATAAATTACATAATCAATGGGTTGAAGAAGGTTTTGAAGGATTAGTAGCTAGAAAACCAGATAAAAATTACAGTTTCGGAAAGCGGAACAGTGATTGGATCAAAGTAAAGTTGTATCAGGACGAAGAATTTAAAATTATTGACTATAAAGATGGATTGCGTCCAGAAGACTTTGCATTTATTTTAGAAACCAAAGAAGGAAAAGTATTTAGTGCTTGTCCAGTTGGGACTAGAGAGCAAAAAGCTCAATATATTTTAGATATGGATGACATTATTGATAATTATGGAACTGTTAAATTTTTTGGTTATTCTACTGATGGAATACCAATGCAGCCACACTTTAAATCAGTAAGGTATAGTGATGATATGTAAAAACTTAAATAGGGGAAAGAGGGCTTAATTGCTTTCTTTCCCCTATTTTTTTTTTATTTATACATTTTATATAAATTTAATTTATTAAATTTGCAAAATATAATAAATTTAAAAAAGTATAATAATATGCCTATAAATCCTATAAATCCTATAAATTTTAAACCTTTTATTTCTAAAGAAAATTCTCCAGAACATATATTAAATTATTTTGATAATTTACCAGAAGGTTCTAATCTTTTACAAGAAAATAATAATAATCCATTTTTTAATAGTTATTTAGGAATTAAAACTCCTATAGAAGATGTAACAAAAGTATCAAAATCTAATAATATTGAATCTAAAAGTTTGGTTGATTGATTAAAAGAAAGAAAAAAAGATGACCCTTTACTTTATAATCCATTTAAAAACAGTGAGGTACAATATTCTAATATACCAGCTACTAAATCTAAAAAGGAATTTTTAAGTAGGTATAATGATGAATTCGAAGAATTGTCTAAAAAAACAGGTATAAATAAAAAGCTTTTAATAGCTCAAGTAGGCTTAGAAACTGGATGAGGAGCTCATACTCCAGGAAACAATATTGGAGGTATAAAAGCAAATAGCTCTTGAACTGGAGCAACACAAGAGTTATTAACTAAAGAACAAGGTCCAAATGGGCTAGTAAGCGTCAAACAAAAATTTAGGAAATATGCTACTGCTATGGAAGGTTTTAATGATTATGCTGATTTTTTAATAAAAAATAAAAGGTATAATGCTGTAAAAGGTATAAATGATCCAATGAAAGCTGCTGAAATAATGGCTAAGACTGGGTATGCCACTGACAAAAATTATAAACAAAAATTACAATCAATTATAAAAACTTTAACTTAGTATAATTTAATACAAAAATCCCCATACTCACTTAATTGTGTGTATGGGGATTTTTTTTTGATTATTATAATGTATCTCAAAGTTCAAATGCTTTAATATTTTTAGAAATTAATTTTTCTATAGATTTATCTCCTGTGAAGACATCTTGTATATCTCCAGCTACTTTTGTTCCAAAAGAGAAAAAGGCAGGCTCTGTTTTAATAGCTCCTAGTGTATTTTTCCATAAATTAGTTTCAGTAAGAACTTTCTTATTAACTTCTTGCATAAATTGAGCTGTATTACCATTTATCCCTTCTGTCCCATTTTCATCTACAAAAACATCAATTAAAGCTCCTATCATTCCAAAAATTAACATCATTATTAAAGTATCAGACATAGCAAACATAACACGTTTATTTCTAAGTTCCATATCTTTTATATGATCTCAATTTCCTCTTAAAACATCTTGTATAGTATATCCTATAGCATAAATCAAACCTTCCTGTGGAGTTCCTGTTCAAACCATAGCAGGATTGCTATTATCCTCTTCAACATCTATAGTATCAATTACCTCTCCTGTCTCTGGATCTCTAACTACCTCAATGAAAGCTGGTACTTTTTTTCCTGTAGTTGGGCTTATCATAGTTTTATGCAACATTTCTCCTATGTTAGTTTGTTTACTATCTGGTTTACCAAACCACATATTCATTTTACCAGGTCAGAATTGTAGAAACTGTAAAAATATTAATCCATACCAAGTACTATGCCATTCAGCCTGAGAATCTTTATCATAATACCCATACACTGAATCAGTAAATGATTTATAACTTTGACGTTCTTTTTCAGAGTAAGCATATTCTATTAAGTCTTTTTCTACAAGTTCCTGTTTACCTAAAAGTATATTTTCATCATTTATTTGTCTCATTGTCAATAGATATACATTTCTTTGAGTATTAAATTTCAAATCAGTACTACTTTCCATATATTCTCCATTTTTTTGATTTATATACTTATCCCTATTTTGAAAATAGTACTCAAATCTTTTATCTTTTGTAGGATCATATATAAGCTCTCCATTTACTAAAATATGCGCATCATAAGATCCATCATTGTACATTTTAGCTATGAATAAAGACAGCCTATTACTGTAATCTGCAAATGTACTAGTAGAATACATTCAAGGACCTAATCCTAACATGGCACCTCTTCTAAATGTTTTAAGTTTTTCAGGCATAGCATTAACATCCATATTAGCAAATCTATAATGATGATTAATTTTATCAATCATATTAAATTCTTGTGTATACTGATTATCTATAGTCATTAATGCTTTCATTGCTTTGGTATAATCTGCTAAACTAAATTGATTTTTTCCATAAATTTTAGTAGCAGCTAGAGATATTCCTTTATACAAACCAATTGCAAATTCTTTTGCTGTTAGTACTGGTCTTAAACCTAACATAAATGCAGTAGTAAATCTTTTAACCATAGAAGTTGTTAATATTATATCTTTAGCTTCGTCTGCAACAATTGGAGCATCCATAACTGATAATGAAAGTCTTTTTTCTATGTAATCTAATTCTTTTCTTATATCAGTATTATCTTTTCCAGCTTGTAATTTCATGTACCATATTGCAGAAGTGATAATTGGAAGAATATGATCCATTGTCTGTTTTCTTATACTACTAAAAGCTACTTTATTAGCAATTCTATCTAAATCTAATTCTCAATAACTTTCACTTTCATCTACACTATCAGCTATAAATTTTGCATTTCTATTCCTTCTATCATAGACATCATACATTTCAGTTAATCCTTCATGTACAGTTTTAATATTTCTTAAGTCATCAGAAGATAATTCTCTAGTATCAATTAAATTATTTAAATTATCTACAATTTGATCTTTTAATCCACTAATTGTTAAACTTTTAATACTATCTTTATTTCGATCTATTTGTTGGGATCTAATTAAAGGCATTAAAAAATAATCTCCATCTTCTATAGATTTAATTATTTTACCTGTCTTATCCGTATTTCTAATAGTTTCTAAAGTACTAAAATCTATTTTATTAAAATCTACATCAGTAATTTTTTCTGTATGTCTACGAATTTGAGATAATATATTTTTTAAATATTCTCTTTCAGTATCACTCATAGCATTATCTACATCTGATTTATAAGGATTTTTTACCCTTCACTCATTAGAAATTTTTCCAGTTTTTTCAGAAAATCACATATTTCTAAATAAATTTTGGTGATCTCCAACAAAATTCTGTTCAAATGAAGAGTAATTCATATCTTTAGCAAACTTGGTAGTAAGTCTATTAAAAATTACTGCTTGTTTATTATAAGTGTGAGCATAACTTGAGTGTCCTGAAGTAATAATACCATTAATATCTTGTAATACTTGAGAACCTACTCTATCCGGAGTTACCATTTTCAATCCTCCTGGTAATCCCATAATTTTTTTAGCCGTTGCATCATATTCTTCTTGTTTATCAGAATATAAAGAAGCTAATAAACTTTTAATATCAGAAAATCCTATACTAAAGTCTTTTAAGTGCATAAAATCACCAGACATATTAAACCTAGTTTTTCTTAATAAAAGACAATTTAAAAGAGCATAAACATACTCTTCTCTATTTTTAAAGTTTAATTTAGGAGAAGTAAATAAATTTGAAACTAATTCTGGGTAAGTTTGAGCCATAGATTTTAAAATTTCTTTTAATTTCTCTATTTCTATATCTTCAAATCTAGTATATTCATTACCAATAATATTAATTAAGGCTTCTTTTTCTTTTTCTGGAGCTTCTCTTAAATTTTGTCTTAAAATATTACTAGCTGTTTGTATAAGTTTAGGTTTATTTCTTTCTAAAGTATAAGGCACAGACTTATTATTTAATAAGTTTCTAAAACTTTCCCAATAAAAATCTACTGTTTTACTACCAACTTGTTTTCCTTCTAAATTTAAAATAACTATATCTTCTATTCCAGTACTATTTAAATCTAAATCTTCTTTAAAATTATTAAATAATAATAAAGATTTTAAATATTCAGCTTCTTCATATAACATATTAGATTTTCCTATTGATGCATATTTATTATGAGATGTAATACTTAAAAGAACAAACTTAGAAGTTCTTTTATTTTGTAATAAAATAAACCCAAAACTATCTAATTCTTCTATGTTATCAATAACTTCATACTCTCCTGTTATATAATCTTTTAATGTATTTGCTAATAATATATTTTGATCAGGATCTTTAACATCTACAGGTTTTCCTCCAGTTATACTAGTTATTATTTGATTTTTAAGAGATACTAAATTTCTATTTTTAATTGATTCTTCAAATTCAATATATTTTTGAATTATAACAGTTAATTCTGCTCTAATTTCTTCTTTTGATTTTTTATCATAATCCTTAACTCTAGTTTCTCCTTCAAATTCTTTACCGTATTCATTAGATATAGAATATGATTGTGTTCTCATAGCTTTATCTACCATAGCTTCTACATCATTTTTCTTATTTGAAGTTCTTATTTCATAATCTATAGGAAGAATGTGTTTTAAATGTGTTTCAAATTTAATTCTTCTTTCTGGATCATGGCTAATGTGTACTTTTTCTGGAATAAGTTTTTTAACTAGTGTATATATAGACCCACTTTTATATTGAAGGGCACTTTCACCACTTCTAATTTCAATATTACCTAATTTTACAGAATCTATATTTAATTTGCCATTTAACATTGTTCCTAATTCAATAGGAATAACACTCATAGTAGAATTATTAATTTTTACATATTGACCCATTAATGCTCTATAAAGAGCTAATTGATTATCTGTAGTTAACTTTTTAGCAGAGTCTCAATCTTCATATTTATTTTTAGATAATTTTAAATCATAGATATGTATTGCACCATCAGGACTTATAACTATTATATCTAAAGCTCCTTTAATTTGGGCAGGAGCATTTTTTTCAGATCCAACTACTACTTCACTAAGTATTTTACCTTGTTTAGATAAATTTTCATAAATTCTTGTAAGTTGTTTTTCAAAAAGCTTAACCCAGTTATCTAAATCTCCTTCTAAAATATCTTTGTTATTTTCTAATTCTTTTAATAATTCATTTTCTATAGAAGAAGAAAATTCCCCTTTATTAGTTATTAATCTAGCTAAAATTCTATGTATAGAATTTCCTAATTCTTTAGTTTTTTCTTCTAATAAAATAACTTCTTCTATATCTTTTTTGTATTTAAAAACTTTATTATTAACATCTTCACTATATTTAGACCAATTTACTATTTCTGATACAGATAAAGCTTTTTCTATTCCAGTAATACTTATACCATTACCAACTAAATTATTTAAAATAGTATTTATAATTCTAGATTCTTTATCGTATTCTGGATTTAATCTCTCCTTATTTATACCTAAATTAGAAAACATTTTTTCATTTTTTTCTCCACTAAATTCATAAGTAGATTTTAAATCATCATTTTTTCTAATGTTATCTGTATTATTCAGTAATTTATTTATTATATTTTCAGTGCTTTCTATTATTTCTTCAGAACTGAATATGCTGCCATTTGTAAGTTGGTTATTACTTTTGTAGTAAAATTGAGTTAATTCTTCTAAACTAAAAGTACTTTTTTCTCCTTGTACTGTTTTTATTTTATAATTACAATTTGCCATTTATCATTTTATTATTTACATATAATTTTTAGTTTATTATCTTTTATCTGTTCATCTAATCAATTTCTAAAACTAGATTCAAAAATAATAAGACCTTTATCTGTTTTACTAACTTCTCCACTAAGATTTTCAAATACTTCTAACATTTTTTTATTTAATATATCTAAACTACTCAAACCGTCTATAAAATTAGTATTTATATCTAATGATTTTAAGGCTTTGTTTATTAAATCAGAAAAATCTACAAAACTATCTAGTTTTTCTAAATTATCATCTTTTAAAGCATTTATCACTAAGTCTATAAAAATTTCTTCTATATTATGCATAGTTTGATTCTTAGTTTGTGTTATTTTACTAGTCAGTAATTGTTCATAATCAGATGGACTATTATATTTTAAAGCAATCAAAAATAAATGTAAATATTCATGTAAAACATCAGTACTTGTAGTTTTAGTAGTAGCTGTATTTAATATTATTTTAGTTTCATTAGTTTTTGTATCTGTTTCAATCCAAGCTTTTTTATCTTTTCTGTCTTTATCATTTCTATCCTCTATTGTTATTCCAAACACCTTTTCATTAAATACTTTTTTAACATTATTAATCAATTCTATTCTTTCAAGTTGCCTTTCTTTTTTAACTTCTACAGTAGTAATATCTGTTTTATTAAGTTTTTCTAATTTTTTTTGTTTATCAGTACCTTTTCTTACTCAAAAATCTAGTATATCATCAGAATTTTTACTCAAATCTATTGTAGCAAATACCGAAACAATTTTACCACTTTTAGAAAAAGTACTATATTCTAACTTTAAAATATCTCCCATTTTCTCTATAACTTTAAAAGTAGTGGGATTTTGTTGATTTTCTAAAGTTTTAACTCTTACAAATGATTCCTTTCCTAATAAATTTAATTTTTCTTGTCTATTATTAGGAAATTTTTCTAAATCAGCTTTATATAAAGATTCATTGTATCTTCTATGATACTCTTTATTACCATCTTTTCCCTTAATTATTTCTAAATATAAACTTAAATCATCTATTTTTTCTGGTTTTTTATTAGATTCTTTTAAGGCTATTTTTAATTCTTTTAGTTTACTTTTTTCGTTACTATTTAATGGTTGAGATCCTCATTTAGTATGCCCTCCTACGTAATTACCTGATGGCAATAAAACATTGTCATTTTCATTATCATTATAAACAGTGTAATCTGTTAAAATTAAGACATCATCTCTGCCTACTAAATTTTCAGTAGAGTTTATTAAAATTTTCTTATTATTAATTTCTGCTATATTTATCGAAGACACAGTAGAAATATTTCTAGAAGTTACAAGAATATAATCAGAGGAATTAAAATCTCCTAAATTTGAGTATTCATGAGAAATTCCTTTAGAACCATTTAAAGTTAATCTAACTACTTCATTACTTTTTTTATTAAATACTTTATAAACTATATCTTCTCCACTTTTTTTAGAGATTAAATAATCTCCATCTCCTATTTCAGATCAATTGTCCAGTATTGAATATTCATATTTAGATATATTACTAGGGCTTTTAATAAAGTCTCTTTTAAAATTAGCTATATCAACAGCAGTATTATATTCATAATTAAAGCTATTCTTTTTTCTATATACAGTTATAGCATCACTTTTATCTTTTTCTTCAATTCAATATTTACCAGAATTATTTTTAATAAGTATATAAACTTTATTAATTGTTGAATCTATTACTTCATTATATAAACTTCTTCCTTTTTTATCTTTGACTATTATAATATCTCCCTCAACAATAGAAGGTGTTTTTTTATCCTTGTTATTAATAATTTCAAACTCATTTTTTAAAATATCTTGTTTCTCTTCTAAATTTGCATCTGTAAAAGAATCTTCTGAAAATTCATTTACAAATGTTGCTTTATCAATAGTCATTGATGTTACCGTATCTATTGGTAACTCCGGATTAAATAGGCTACCAGGTTTTCCAGTTAAATTAAGAACTATTTTTCCAGGAGTAATAAAAGCTATAATTCCCTTTCTTTCCTTTCCTTTATTATCTATATATTTTACATAATTACCTCTTTTAGCTGCTTTAGTAACAATTAATCTGTTTAAATAAAGTTCATTTTCTTTTGGTAATAGGTTTATAGATTCTTCAGCCGGAATCATTTCAGCATCTTTTGTATTAATAATTTCATTTGTTGGCTGATATTTTCTAAAAGTTAAGTTATTATCTACAATATACCCAGTTGCTTTAATTATATCTCCATTTTTATCTATTTTAATACCTTCTACGAACACTGTATTATCTCCATAGGCTATTTTAGTAGGTATTATATAAAAAGACGTATATTGGGTTCTTTCTCCTTTAAGAAGTTTTGTTTCTACTTTTATCATATCTCTATTTAAAAGTATATTAGCTTTTATTTCCTCATATATTTCAGCTATACTAGGTTTATTTATAACTTCTCTTCTATTAAAATAAAAATCTTTAGCTTCTAAGATTTTTTTATAAATTTTACCTGTAAGATCAGTATAAATTTTATTATTCTTCTCATTTTCTTCTTTATATTTTCTAAATTCGATAGAATCTTTATTATTCATTTTAGAAATATTTATAAAAGAAAATAAAGAAGTTAATGATTTTTTGAGCTTTTCTTGAGTAGCTTCTGCTAAATCATTAGAAACTGAAACTAATTCTATAATACGAGGTAAAAATTCTTTATATGCATTTGTTTTAAATATTTTATTGAATTGTGGTTCTATAAAGTTATCTTCTTCAAAATCTCCTTTAAAGAAATTTTCAGAAGTAAGGCCTTCTAAATTAATTTTATTTTTACTTCCTTCAGTAAGTTTGTTATTATATTCTACTAAAATAGGAATTAATTGATCTATATTTACCTTAGAAGCTCCTAATTTAAAAACTCCATTTAATAAAGAAATAACATTATCTCCATTATAAAAAATCATATCCGTATTACCATCTTTTATAACAACTGCATCTTCCCCATCTTTTTGATCATTAAAGTATATATTATAAAACTTAGTATTTTTATCTGTGAGATTATTTAAAATGTTTATTAAGGAGTTTATTGCAGAATATTCTATATTCATATGTTTATTAAAATTTATTTCTCTTAAAAGTTCTGCATGAACCTGATTTTGAGTTTGTATTTTTAAAAGTCCATCTCCTTTTATATTATTAAAATATTCCGTATGAATTGGTTTACTTATTTTTTCATAAAAAGTTGTTAAATTAATTTTTTCAAATAAAGAATCTTTTTTCTTAGATTTATAAAATACTTCAACATCTCCTTCTTTAAAAATAGTAGATTTTAATATTGAAGTAAAATCTTTCATATTATTCATTCCTTCATCTCCATTAACTAATTTATTTAAAATTTCTATTATATTTCCAACATTTACATCATCTCTATTTATAATAGACTTAATATCATCGTTGTTTAAAAATCCATAAGATTTTTTAATATCTGTAATAATTAAATTTTCTAAATTATTTAATTTTTCATCATTAATAGAGCTTTCTGTATATATTTTTTTAAAATCTAAGTATCTTTTAATATCTTTCTGTATTAAATTGATAGCAGTTTTATCTTTTTTATCTGTTAATATATCCAAATTGGCGGAGAGTTTTATTTCTCCGCCATTTGGTAATTTTATAAAGTAATTACAAGCCATTTTTATATTTATGTTTTTTTATATGATTTAAGTATTTAATCACACCTAAAGTTTATTATTAGATTTTTATTATTAATATTAGAGAGGATAGCTTTAAATAAGTTAAACTTAACTGTAGAAGTATTATCATTTAAATCCATTTCAGTATTTATAACATAGTTGCTATTTTTTAATACAACTTTCATTAGTTTATCATTAATAGTACCCATATCTAAAGCTCCTTGTACATGAAATGCACTATGTAACATAGCTACTTCTAATCCAATTTTTAAATTATTTTTTAAATTTTTAGATTGTTCTTCATCTAATCCTTCCATATTATCTACGTCCTCTCATGGAGCTAGTACATTTACTTGTTTAGTATCTACTAAAGTACTATAATTTAAATAATCTTGCCCTAAAGTATTTGGTTTTTTAATATAATCTTCAAATATTGGTGTTAATCTTTTATCTCCATAAGATTCATTATTTACTATTAAATTATAAAGATAAAGTAAATCTTGATAACCTACAACTTTGCCTTTATTATTCTTTATTTTTAATTCAGGCTCTATAACACGATCTACTTCATTAAAATTAGAAGTTAATTCAGAAAATTTCTGTACGCTTTCTGGAGTATTCAAACTATTTAATTGATAAGTTGATAGTATTTGAGTAGTAAAATTTCCATATAAATTTCTAACAGACCCTAAATTAAGATATTTAGACCCTAATGAAGAATTTTTTGAAGCTGATAAAATAGGATAAATCAATTCTTCCATAACTATTTTAAAATTAGCTATATTATAATCAGAATTAATATCTAAAATAAAGTCTTCATCATCATTAACAGATATTTCTCTTTGGTCTTTATTTAAAGATAAATTTCGTATTAAACTAGCATCATTGCGAGAATAAATCTTAGCTTTATTACTTGTGTCTAAAGTTATAGTATTTATAGGTGTTATCCCATTTATTTTATTATGTTGTCTTAATAATTCTGTTATATTTAAACTGATATCTTTAGGAATAACTGTTAAATCATTTTTCTTTGGAGTTTTTAAATTAGTTAGCCAAGAAAATACTACCAATTTATCATAAAATGTAAATAGCCTTCCTAAAACTTTTTCGTCTTGTTTTATTCCAAAATTTTTATTACCAAATCTATTTTTAATATTATCTTTATTTGATTTTAATAATTCAGCTTCATATTTTTTAATAATATCTCTGGAATAATTAAATGCAAAGTTATACTTTTTACTTATAACAGAAAGGGTCTCATGTATTATATTTACTCCATCAATCATAGCCTTAAAATGAGGCATATTATTTATGGAATCAAAGATATTTATTGTGTTTTTAAATAAATTATAGTAGTTTGCAGCGGCCTTTCTATAAGAATAATTGCTACTAAACATATAATATCTAAAATCAAATCCCCCTCCAACTATATCTACAGTTTTAGTTTTAATATCTCCATTTTCATCTAAGTAATTAATTTTAATATCCATAGCAGCTTCTAAAGTATCTTTTACATACTTAATAACTTCTGTTGCATATTCTCCTCCTTTGTCATATTTTAATTTTAACAATGAATTTTCTTCTATTACTTTTTGAATAATACTTAAATCTATATCACTATTTCCGGCATGTAAACCTTTAATTACTTCATCCCATTTTTCAGGAGACTTTAATTTACCTAAATCATACTTTAAAACTTTATCTTCTTGCATATACATAGCATTCTCTAATTTAGTTAAAAATTTATTTAATTCTATGGTATTAGCAGAAGTTTTTTGATTTACACCTAATATAGAAGCTAGTATTTTAAACTCTTGAGCCCCATTATATATATCTTTGAAAGTATCAGCTTCTAATAATTCAACTTCATCTACGATTGTTTCTTTATACTTTTGTATTAAATCAGATATATAAATTCTGTCTAAATTATCATACATACTAGTTTTAAGATTTTTACTAATATATAATCCTAATTTTGAGTTCATAAAAATTGCTACTTCATCTTCATTATACCCTAAAGAAAACATATATAAATGCATCCCTGCAAGTTCTACTACAGCATTAATTTTAGCCATTACAAGTTCTTTAGCGTTATCAGTTGCTCCTGAAACAAATGCTGACATTGAAATAGCAGCTTGATTTGTACTTAAAGCTGATTGTTGCCTACTTAATTCATCGTAACCATAGGTATTTAAAATTTTAGTTAACTGCTCATTATTTATTCCAACATTAGCAAGTGTATGAATTAATCTAGTTTCACCATTAACTGTAAACTTTTTTCTAAAGCTTTTATTATTGGTAAAGAAATCTGTTTTATTTAATTCTTCTGCACTATCTATTGAATCATACCAATTATTATAATAACTACTTAATGCAAAAAATACTTTTAAGCCATTAGCTCCAATACCAACATCAGCCTTACCTATACTAGCATCTTCTTGCTGTTTAAACATAGAGAGCATATCAAAACTTGAAATTAAAACTTTTCTTCGAGATCTATTTAATAATATTTCTTTTATTTTTAAAGCTAAATCTTTTCCTTTTAAATTTTTAAATTCTTTATAATCTTTACCAATAATTTTTTCATTAGTTAAATGTTCTAAATACTCTATAATCTTTTTTTGATTAAAATCCTTAAATCCTGTTCCTTCTGATTCAGTTAAATTAAATCCTTCTTCTATTCTTTTTAATTTCATTTCAAGAGCTTTAGCAGCTCCATCATGTAAAGGATTAATATTAACAGGAGTATTAGCTAAAATCTGATTACTAGGAGAAGATATAATTTTTCTAATTTTAGAAACTACCGAATTTTTAATACTATTACCTTTCTTTTTATAACTTTCATCTCCATTATGTAAATTTAATAAAGATATAAATAAATTTTTAGTATCTATTATTTCTTCTTCATTACCTAAACCAGATTCTCCTGTAATTCCTATAAAAACTTTATCAAATTGATTAGAGTTATTTATTTTTCTTAAGGAGTCAGCAAACATATTTAATATATCTGGAGGCATATCTTTTGTAGCATCTTCTATATTAATTATATTATTAGTTTTAACGTATTCTAAAAATTTAATAAAATTGTTTGTAAGATCTGTACCAATACCTCCTTCATTTAATTCTACTATATTACCACTAGGAACAGGTAAATTTTCAAGAGCTTCTAATTGTTCTACATTAGAGTAATTAGAAAGAGGACTTCAAATATCATATTGACCATCTTTATTAAACCCATAAGCCATTGCATAAGCTTTATCAATATCAAAATCCGTATCTTACGTTATAATCGCTTTTATTATAACTCTTATGATTTCTCATAAGTCGAGACTATATCATCATTGTAAAATTACAATGTTCCGCACTTCGGACTCGCTTGAGTCCTACGCCTACCATTCGTAGGTCTTACTAGTCGTTGAGCCTTCCACCTATATAGGTGGCTTGGTTGCGGATTGTCCAATATTCAAACTTTTTACTATATCGTTGTAGTTAGCAACGCCCTCATATATGTTACCATTATGAGTTAGTATTTGAATCTCTAAGGAGTTTCCCGCAGTTCACGGAATTTGGATCCAATTTATGTAATTTATAATACATTTCTGGTATCAAATAAGGAAAAATTAGTTTTTCAAATTGCAATAGATCATCTACAACAATACATATACATTTTTGGTTATTAATTCTAGTTCTTATATTGAATTTATTTAAAAACAATTCTTGAATTAATTGTAATTCTGAATCAGAAAAACACATTGTAGCTAATACTCCGTGTTTTGCACCATCATCCATAAACCAATAAGCTAAACTTCTTTCTGTTAATTTATTTAAATAATTTACAGTTATTGTTTTAACTCCGTTTATATATAATTCGTTGTATAAAGCAGTTAAGTTAGGATGTGCTAACATTCTTACAGAATACTTATTATAGTATTTTTCAGTCCGTTTATCATATCGTGGAGTTTTACATATTTTTCCTAATAAATTTGGAAATAATGAACATTTATGATCAAAATATAACTCTTGATTTCCTCCATGTGATATTGCACATCTTGCATTAACCGTTTCTTTTGTTAAGCACATATCTCCTAATAAAGATCCCAATAATACTTCTATTTGTTCAGCATTATAAGTTATTTCTTTTTTATTTATCATCTTAATTCTATCACTATTAAATTCTAAGTTATACTCATTTAATACTTTTCGAATTGTTGTTGGAGATTTGTGCATTTCTACACTAATTTGCTTATTGGTTAAACCTTGTTTATTCAACTCAATAATTTGTAATTTTTCTTCTAATTTTGTTGCCATTTTTTATTATTTTAATTATTATACAAAGATAATAAATTGGTCGTAATAAAAAATATGATTTTAAATATATTTTTGTTTATAAGGTAAAAATATATTTAAAGTTGAAATTTTGTATTTTAAATTTTAATAATTTTTGTTTTAGATCCTTGCAACCATATTTGCCATATAGATACATAAGCATCATTATTATTTGTTTTAAGATATCCAATATTATACATTTCCATAAAAGATTGCATAGATTGAGCAGGTATACGAGCAGTTACTACTTGATGATGTTTTAACCAAGAAGAATACTTTTTATTAGCTAATTGATTTAAAATCTGTTCTTTATTAGTTTCAAATCAATCACTATCTAATTTTTCATCAAAAGCTGCTTTTCCTTTATAAGAGGTAAAGTTTACAAAAGTATTATAAGCTATATAATCCAAATTTTTAGGAACTTGCATTTTAATACCATTTTTTATAATTAATTTTTTTAATTTTAAAGTTTGATTATTCATTAAAGGTATTATCGCGTCTATTTCACCATTAAATGATTTAATTAATGCTTTTATATTATCTTTAAGATTAATTGAAAGAGATTGATCATATAAATTAACTCTTTCATTAGTATTTTCACCATTTTTATCTATTCCACGACTTACTTTAGCTACTTTTATATAAATAGTATCATTTCCTGAACTATCTACTAATATTTTTGAATTAGGTGGTTTTATATACAGTCTTTCACCAGTATCACTTAAACGATACTTTATAAAAGTATCTGTTTTTTCATTATATTCATTATCAAATATGTTATTATTTTCTATTTTGCTAGGAAATTCACTAACAAATTTAATATAAACATCTTTTTTTCCTACTTTTATTTTAAAATCTACTTCTCTATCATCCTTATGTGAATAAAGATTTTTCTCTAGCTTATTTTTAAAATAACTAGATCCTAATTCTTTTATTTCACTTATAGTAGAATCTCCTACATCAAAAGCTGTTTTATGAATATTAGGCATTATTATTTCTGCTGGTTTAAATCTATAATTTAAAATAGGAGTAGCTTTTTGTGTATAAAATGCTTTTACATCTTTAAAGTTAGTTCTAAGTAAATCATCATTTCCAAAGTAATCATTAAAAACAGTATTTTCATTAACAGTTGGTAATATAAAATTATTATCCATTAATTGAAGGTTTCTATTAGTTCAAGCTGTTAAATACTTAGAAATAGCTTTTTTGTTATTAAGATTTACATTAAAAGTATTTTGAAGATATGTTTTAAAGTTATTTAAAATTATAGCATCTTTTTGACTAATTTGATCTTCTGCCATTTCAAACATATAACGTAACCTTATGGAATCTAAGTCAAACATATTTTTAGTAATTTGTTTAGGAACTATAACTCCACTCTCATCAATATAGTTTTCTAAAATATCAAAACTAGTTTCAGAAGGATTTAAATCTCTTGGACTGCTATAAATTTTAGATACAGTTGCAGTAGAATTTTTATATTTATAATAAAGTTCTGGAGTGGATAATGTAATTGGTTTTTCTACTATTTTAGTTGGAAATTTATAAATAGGTAATTCAATAGATTTTCCTTCAGACTTAACTGTTCTAGTTTCTCCAGATTCAATCATTCCTGTATTTAAAAATCTTTTTAAACCAGATATACCACCTTTTGTTATATCACCTCAAGTAGATATTTTAGCTTTAGGTGGTAAGAATGAATAAATATTTCCAATTAATCTTTCCTTTTCTATATTTGTTAAACTATCTTTACCAGATGTTTTAAAATGAATAGAATAATAATCATCCTCTAAATCTTTAACTAATTCAAATATTTCCTTTGGTTTATCAACAAAACTAAATTCATAAGTTTTATTAATTTTTGTAGAATCATCTCTTCAAGCTTTAGTATTTTCTTTAATATTAATATCATCAGCAATTAAACTATGGTCTAATGGATCATAATCTTCAACTTCTTCTGATACTAAAACAGTATCTCCAAGTTTAATTTTATCTCAAGTTGTTGGGAGTGATTTAAAATTTTCTTGTATGTAATCTTCTAATATTTGCTCATTAGATTTATTTAGCTTATTTGGATTATTTCTATGATCAATTATGGCTTTTTTAAGAATATCTTCCTGTTGATATATATTACCATTAACATCTTCATATACTTGTATTATACCATGTGATGGATTTAATACAACTCCTAATCCTGTATAATATCTTGTAATAAATTCGTTATTCATTTTAGTAACCATTGTCTTTACAAATTGGTTAAAGAAATTTTGATTACTAATAGGTAAAACATCGTCAAATTTAAAAGTAGATGATATAATAGAAGCTAAATTTGTTTCATTACTAGTTGCTAGTGCTTTAGAAAATTGTTGTGATAATTGTTTATAAAAAGCTTGTCTTTTTGTTGGAGTAAGGTCTTTAATATTGTCTAAATATTTTGATGAACTTACTTCAATTATTCTAGCTAAATCATTATAAATTTCTTCAGCAATATAAGCAGTTGTTGGATTTTGAGATAATGCTGAAATCAACTGTGTAATTTCTTTAACTTTTGAAGCATCTGCATGATGCTTAGCATCTAATTGAGGACCCATGTGCCTGTTTTCAAATGTTGTATATTTTAACTTATTATTGTCAGTATATACTGTACTAGGATTTAAATTTATAGCTCCAGATTTAAATGCAGATGCATTAGATGCTATATGTATCATAGAAGATTTTAACATTTTAACATCATTTATATCTAAAGATTTATGAGTTATTAAATTAAATAGTAAGTCATTTGATCCTTCAGAAAAGTTCAAATTTTCATCAACTGAATATTCTGCTCCTAATAATTCCCATAATTTATATAAATTATCTATTCCTTCATAATTTTCAATCCCAACATTTTTAATAGTTTTTTTAGTAATTGGATCTACTGTAGAAGTTTCTAATGCAACATTTGTTCCTGATATGCTTATTTTATTTATTCTAATGTACTCTCCATTTCTAAGAAATGTATTGTTTAAAGATAAACTAGTTGATAATGTAGGAAATTTTATAGTACTACTAGATAACATTTTTTTATGTAAATTTTTTAATTTTACAGAAGATTTATTACTAGAAAGCATACTTTTATTATCTAATACTGTTTCAGCATCTTTTTTCAAAGCACTCCCGTATTCATTAGAAAATGTACCTAATTGTTTCTTAGTGCCTTCATAATTCTTACCAGGATACGAATTATCAACCATTTTACTGTATAAATAATTTATTTTGCTAGATCCATCATGAATTTCTTGATTATGTGTATCTCCTGATAAATTATAAAGATCAGTTTTTAAATCTTTTATTATAGATACATTTACATTATCTGTAACTCCTAACCTATCATTTCTTTTAGGCCTTTCTATTGTACCAGTATAAGATACATTACGCTTAGCTTGCATGATAAGCCTACCACTACTTTCTAATTCAAATTGATTATAATCTACAGCTACATTATCTCCTCTAAAATTAAGTTTCATTTTATGAGGGTGCATGTACTCAGGTTTCACTGTAATATATAAATATTCATTTCTAATTAAAGCATTACTCCACATCCATCTTTTAGCTAATGGATTTAATTCACCTTCTTCATTTACAATTTTTAATCCTACTAATTCTTTATCTTCATTATGAAGTTCAAAATTTTTCATTTCTTTAGCAGTAATTCCAAAAGAATTTAAATAATTTTCATAATTATTTCTAATTTTTTCAAAATTACCTCCATTAGTTCCATCAGACCCAATTAGAATATTTTTTCCTTTTAATAGTTCTAATTTTTCAGCAAAATTATCTTCTTGGAAGTTTACAAACTTATTAAATTCTTCTTTAGATCCGTATATTTTACTGTAATCAACGATTGTTTGATTTAATGCTAATCTTTTATCATATTTATTAGTTTTATTATTAAAAGTTAAATATGTAGAATAGTCTAATTCTTCAACTATATCTACATTATGTTTTTGTAAAAAAACTAAAAATTCATCTTGATCTTGAAAAATTCCTAAAAATTCATTGATTTTATTAATATTGCCAATTATATCTCCATCTATTATTGTAACTCCAATTTCTTTATATTTATCAAAAATTGTGTTTACTAAACCTGTATAATATTTAGCACTTTGACTTCTAACTAATTCTTGTAACTCTGCTTGAGTAGCTACATTTTTTCCTTCGTTATGCCCTATTATAAATTTATCTTTTTCGTCTATTTTAACTTTTAAATGCCTATCTATCATTTTAGCAACAATAGTAGATTTATCTGCATAATTACCAATCATTACATGTATTCTACCATCAATATCAATATTTTTTTTAGCATCAAAACTATTTAAAAATTCATATTGAAAACTACTTATAAAATGTTCTGCAACATTGTATGCACTAGAAGCTTTATTATTACTTCTATTTATGACTTCTAATTTTGTTGAAGTCCCTTTTAAACCACCATATTTTACAAATAAATTTTCATAAGCATTGTCGTCATGTTCTTTTGATTTTTCTACTCTACTACGTGTTAATAAATTTTCTACATCATTGTACATTACATTAGGAGTTTTTCATACAGGTATTTTTTCCCCAGATAAAGTAGAAATAGTTGTTATTGGTTTTAAAACAAAATCTTCTAAGTAGATATCGAAAATAGTTTGTAAACTTTTAGAAGCATTTTCAATAATGTTAGCATTACTTTCTACTGCACTATACTCATTATTTAAAACACTATCTTCATTTGCTATAATTTTTTGTAAAACAGATTGACCTCCTGTTTCAATTGGAGATCTGACAGCTTTTAAATAACTATGTAAATCATCTACTAGAGACCCATAATTCATTTCTCCATTATTTTGTTTATTTCCTTTTATAGCTTTTAATCTTTCAACTCCATCTTCTGTTAAAAATTTACCTGTAATTTTATGAATAAAAAATCTTAAATCTGATACATCATCATTATTTACTAGTTTATTTAAAAAGTCTTTTTCTGTAGTTAAATTAGGTTTTGTTTCTGAAGTACCTCCAATATAAAAGTTTTTAGGATTTTTCACTCTGGCTTTTAGAAATGCATATAAATCATTAAATAATTTAACTCTATTAGCATTATGTGAATGCATTTCTTTTATTTCTGTTTCCTGTGTATTGCTATTATTTACTAAATAATTAGCCCCAAAACTGTTATTTAATACTTGAGTAAATACTGAAATAATTGGCTGCACATTAGAATTAGCTTCTTTAACTTTAATTTCTTCTAAAAATTCACTTATACTTTTAATTTTATTTATAGAAGATTTAAATACTGCATATTTTTGTGATTCTACTGTATTATTTTCTAAAATTCCCTCTTTAAAGTGATTTTCATAATTTTCAAGAATTCTTTTTAGATATACTTTAAAAGTTCCTACAGGATCTTCATTTAAAGATAGCCATTCTTCATCTTTATTTAATTCTGTAAAATTTTCTAATTCAAAAGTATTTATAAATGAAGCTAAACTATAAAAATCTTTCGCTTCTAAATATTCACCAGTAAAATTATTATTTTTATCTACTACTCTTACTAATCCTATAATACTTTTTGAATAATCATCTAAAAAAACTTCAGCAGATTCTGATTGTTGGTCATCTCCTAACCAGTAAGTTGTCTCTAAACCCTTAGTTCCAAATTCATATTTATTCCCTTTTAAAGGGCCATCAAACTCATTAAAAGTAGAAAAATCTAACTTAAGTATATTTTTAAATTTTTTAAAAATCACATTGTCAAAATTAGAAAGCATTATAGCAGCATTATAAGCATCTAAAACTGTCCTATCAGCATTACTTGATAAATTAACACTTAAAGAAGGTATCTCTCTTTGTGTAGCAGTGTCTATCATAGTTCTATTTTCTTTAAACCATGTCTCTAATTTTTTTAATACCTCCGAATATTTCTCAAAGTTTACAAATTTTCCAGAAGATATATTATATAAATCCGTTGAACCTTCAATAGAAATACCTCTAACTCTTAAAAACTTTACTATATTATTAAATAACTCATTTTTTAAAATTAATACATTTTTATTTAAATCAGCTTTTGAAGTAACATACACGTCACTTGATTGTTTACCTATTAATACAGCTTTTAAAAGCTTTTCATTCATACTTTGTTCAAAATATTTTTCAGCTAATGGCATACTATCAAATAAGTCACCTAAAGTAGGAGAAGTAAAATTAGTAGCTATATTAGTCATATATTTTTCTTCTAATTTAGTATCTTTAGCTTTAGGAGCTATTATTAATATATTAGGAGAAGTTGTAGAAATATTAGCAAAATTGTAAAAACTATTTAATTTAGTAAAATATTTACTATCTTTAAATTCATTTAGTAATTCTAATGAACTATATTTTCCTGGATAAATCGACTTTGCTATTTCTAGCAAAGTCGATTCATTTTTAGGAAGCATTATAGTCAGTGTATTTATTATTTGTTTTTGCTTATTTATATCGCAATTACTCATATTGGTTGTTTTTTTATTATTTATAATTAAAATGGAGGGCTGTTATCTATTACCTCATTGTTTACTACGGCACATTCTGTAAAATGAGAGTTAGTTACTTCTTCTTCTGGAAATAATTCTTTAAATATTGAAGTCAATTCAGCAGCAGAATCATCATTATCTATTTCAATATCATATTCGCTACTAAATAATTCTCCTAGTTGTTCTAATATATCATACATCGGTATTTCTTCTGTGCCTAAATTTTCAACAAGCTTATCTAAAGTATCATTCATTCCAGGTAATAATATAGTAGGCAATTTAAATTCTTGGTCTAAATTCTCTAAAATTTTTAAAGCTAACCTAGAATTGTCTTTAAATAATTTAGACATAGTGGAGTGATGTGCTTTTCCTCCATTAACATCATCTTCTAATATGAAATTATTAAAAATAAATGAAACTCTTTTTTTATTTTTTTCTAAGTCAATTTCTTCTACTTCTTCTTCCCCTTCTTCATTTAATGTTTCTAGGAATTTTTCTAAAGTTTCTACAGATTGCTCTAATAATCAAGTTTTAAAATTAATTCTATTATCTCCAATTTCACCTGTAAAGCCTAATTCATATACTTGATCAGTAGTAGCATTATTTACAATTTCATTAGACAGATTTTCTTTTTTCTCATTCATTTCTCTTAAAGCGGTTTCTTCTGCAGTTTCTTCTGGAGGTGTTGGAGGTAAACTTTTCTTTTTTGCAGCTTTAAATATTTCTTTTAAATCTAAGAACATTCTTGGACCTTCTGGCACTAAAGTAGTATAAAGGTTTTCCTTATTGGTAAATAAATCAAAAGGCTTTATATTAGAAGTTCCTTTTGTAGCTACAGTTATAGGTAAATTATAGTAAAAAATTCCTGGATTTTCTCCTCAATAATTTACCATATCATTAACAATTTTAGAGAAAGATTTTGTTTTTTCTAATAAAAGAGTGTCTTTTAGAATTACAGTTTCAGATTCTACTGCAACTCTTATAATATTTCAAAATTTGTGAAATCAATATTTATTAGATCCTCCTGATACTTTAGGTAGCAACTTTGCTCTTAATTTTTCTTTATCTATATCTGCATTTTTATCTAATTCTTCTCGTATATTAGATAAAACTTCTCTTAATTTACCATCTTCTGGCTCATAAAAAATAGTTGCTATTAAATCTTTTTTATATTTAGTAAAATCATCTTCATTAAATAAAGTTTCAAATAAATTTCCTACATTGTCTGTTTTATTACTTTTATCTTTTTCTAAAGTTTCTTTTATAACTTTTAAAAATTCTTCTCCTTTATTAAAAAATTGTTTAAATAATTCTGGTTTATCAACAGCTAAATTTATTAGCATATCTAATACTTGAGAGCCACTAAACATACTTTCTCCTATTTTTAGGGCAATTGGTTTTTCTGCTGCAGAACTTTTAATAATTTTACTTAAGTTTTCAGAATTTTCTCTATTAAATGGATTTCTAAATAATTCTTTTAATTGAGATATTTTTTTATTAGAAGATATTAATTTTATATGTCTTACTTGATTTTTACTTTGAACATAAGATACACTTACATAAGGCTTACCACTATCCAACCTAAATCTAGCTTCTAGAACTTCATCTGTTTGTACTTCTCCATTAAATACTACATTTTTAAAAATCTGGATATATTCTTTTAAAGTATTTGGATATAATTTAATAGTAGGTTCACTTGAAAAATTTTTACCATCAAAAAAAGTCAATCCTGGAAATTTTTCTAAAAGATTTTCTAAAGATGTTCCTTTATTACTTAAATCTTTTAATTCTTTAGAATTTATATTTTGTATTTTAATTCTATTACCTTTATCATCTTTATGATATAAAAGTCTAGTGTTCGTAAAGAACCCTACTTTTTCATCTGGAATAATTATATCTTCATCTATACTATCTTTTAAATATTCTTCATAATATTTATTAGTTTCACTATATGGTCCGAATGAACTTTTAACAGTTTCTAAAGCCGGCAACGTTCCTAAATGTAAATAATATGTTTTATTTTTAGTTGTAACTTTTAAATATAAATTCGGATATGCATCATTAAATTTTAGATGTTTATCCTCATCATCTAATTCTTTTTTATATGGCTTATTATATACTTCATTAAATTTAGTTTTTCTTATGATAATGTTTTTCTCAATTTTGTTTGCTCCATTAAAAAGTTTATCATGGGTCATTAATATAGAAGATGTTAATTTCTTATTTTTTAAATCTCCTAATACTTTATATTTTAATGTTATTAATTGAGTAGCTATTTTATCAAATTCTTCTTTAGTAATTGTTAGTTCATTTTCACCTTCTTCAAAAAGAAATCCAAGTCCTGTATTTAAAGAATTGTCTATATTTTTAAAAATCTTAACATTACCATTACCTAAATCTTCAATTTTTACATTTAAATCATTATAAAAAGTATGAAGCATTAGTTTAGATTCGTCTGGTAAAAATTTACCTTTTTCAGGTTTTTGTTTCCCTTTAAATTGTTCATCCTCTGCTAACTCTTCTTCTTCTATTTCTATACTAGATTCTCCTTCAATAATGCTAATTTTAGCTTCTTTATCCTTGTCAAATTTGAAATTATCATACTTTGTATCAAATTCTCCATCAAGTAATTCTTCTAATTGTGTTATTTTACTTAATTTTATTTCTTTAATAATATCTGGAGACATTGCTTCGAAGGGTTCAGTATAATCTTCTTTTGTACTAATAATTGGAATTACTGTATCATCTGCCTTATTTTTAGCAGTTTTAGAATTTCCTAAAATAATACTACCATGTTTAGCTCTTGACATATAAGTATATAAATTTCTTAATGCAGACATAACATGGGTATCAGATGTATCATTAATATTAAAAATAAAATAATCTGATTCTGAACCTTGTACATTTTCTGGAGTATAAACTACATAATTAGTAGAGGTTATACCAGCAACTTCAAATTTTTTAGTTAAATCTTCAGACAATTTACCATCTTTTGAAAGTATTCCTATTTTAGTAGTAGGTTTTTTAATTATTATATTTTTTAAAGTAGTTACAATACTACTTTGAATTTCTTCTGTATTAGTTAACATATCCCCATTAATTGTCTGGGCATCAAAATAATACTTAAAATTCACTCCTTTATCTAATAAACTTAATATTTTTGGAGAATCTTTTACATTTTCAAATATACTAGTTGCTTTTTTAACTATTGCTGATAAACTATCATTATTTTCTCTTTTTTTGTCATTAGAAGCTCTTACAGTTAAATTTAAAATAGGAGTATAAAATGCGGTAACTCTATCTACATTATAACTTATATCATTAAATTTAGCCCCTCTTTGAGTAGGATCTCCTGCTGAAACTATTTTCATATATTTACCATTATTATATAAATGTTTAGATAAACTATTTAAAAGTTCTAACTCTAAAGCATTATAATGTGTAGTTTCATCTATTAAAATTAAATTAGGCAAATCTGTTAATTTAATAGCTTTAAGATCATCTTCTATTGAAGATAAAACATATTTATCTATGTTTTTGTCATATTTAATAAATCCTTCGTCAGTTCTATTATAACTTTTTATTTTATTTCATAATTCAGTTAAACCCAACCTTTCAAATAAAGCAGATTTGTCTAAAGTATTTATAGTAAATTTATCAATATCTAATCCAGTAATAACATCGTTCATCAGCTTTTCAGCTTGTGAAGTTGTAGGAGCATTAAATCAGACAGATAAATTAGGATTATTTTCTTTTAACATAAGCATAAGTAATTTATACTCTACTGTAGTTTTTCCTGTACCTGCATTTCCAAGCACAAAAGTTATAAAATCAGTTAAATGAGTACTAGTATGAATATCATCTTTTAATAACTCACTAAATATTTTAGGAGCTACAATAGAAGCATATAACATTTCTGCAGCTAATTCTTGTGTATAAAATGGAGCTTTATCAAATTCTCCTTTTAAATTACTTAAAATTTTTCTGTAAATATCTTTACTATTTACTACTAAAGACGAAGCTAGAGATCAGAAAAAGTCATGATTACTTAACTCTTTCATTTCTTTAGTGAACTCATCTTCCCCATTCTTATCGTATAAGCCATCATATATATTATAATGTGGGTATCCTTCTTTAATAATTTTTAATAATTCTATTTTTTCATCATCATTTAAACCTATATGATGATGAAAAAACACATCTTTAATATTTAATAATTGTTTTTCTTTAGAATCATTTGAACTTAGTATATTAGATAGATCTGGTATAACAGGTTTTCCTTTAAACATTAATGATTTCTTAGATAATTCAACTCATCCTTTATGAAAAAGTTGACTAGCTCTATTTCTGATTTCTTCTGACTCATTAAATAATTTGCCAGAATTAAATTTAGATAATTCTTGTAAGTATTTTAATTTACTTTCAATTCTAGCTAGATCCAATAACATCATATTAGCAGTATCGCTTGTAATTGTTTTTAAAGATGATACATCAGATTTTAATTTATTCCTTTCAATAAAATTTTGACGCATAGCTAAAAAACCATTAGTTGAACTATCCATAGAAATTTCTGTAGTACTCATACTTTTAACTACTGATTTTATCAAATTAAGAGTATTTAAGACCTGATCAATATCTTTTGAACGTATCCCCTGAGCAGAATAATTAGTGATGTCAGAAGCCTTAAAAAGAGAAAATTCTTCGTTTTTAAGAATTGTCATTATACTACTTTTTCTGTCTGATTTATCTTTTTGACCTGTCAAAATTACTTCAAAATTTTCAATAAAATCGTATAAACTATTAGAAATAAATTTATCTGCATCTTCTAATACTTTAGATACTTCTTTTATATTATTAACATCTTCTTTATTATTTTTTTTAAATTCTGATATTGTTTGTATATTTTCAAGAAAATCAATAGCACTTTCAAATGTAGTTTTACTTCCTATATTTGATTTAATAGATTCTTTTATATATTTAGGTAGTTTACTAGCCGTTAGTTCTCATTCTGCAGCATTACTATCATTTTCTACAGTCTCACTATTCAATACATCGTTTAAAGTATTAAAATAATCATCACTATTTTCTAAAATATCTAATAACTCTAATTTAGTAAAATTATTGTCTGAGAACATATTTTTAATAGGCTGAAGTAAATCATCTATAGAACTTTCTAATAGTTTGAAAACTTCTTTATCTAAGTTTCCATTAGTTTTTATTTCTTTTAGAAGTGCCGGCAAAGCATAATTATTTCCTTTAGGACTAAAATATGAAGGCATTGATTTTTCTAATTCTTTAGATAAGTTATCCTCTTCTTTTAATTGAAACTCTTTAAATTGTTTATATATCTTATTTTTTCCTTGCAATTCTTTTACTGTATCTTCTAGATTACTTTGTAATTTTGATAAGTTTTCTTTAGTTGGATCTAATAAATAAACATTGTAAATTTCTTCCAATATTGATTTACCATCTTTGTCACGTAATTTATCTAACTCTATCCATTTAAACATGGATGTTGCTGACTCTTTATTTAACTCTGTTGTAGTAATTCCTGTATTTTCATCTAATATATCTTCAGATTCTAATTTAATAGCCTCTACTTCTTCTAAATTTGTAACAGAGTTTAGAGCTATTAAATCTTCATCAGTTAATTTTAATTCCGCGAATTTATCAGTTAAGGTTTTATCTAAACTACTTTTAAGTCCTTTATAAATATCAGTATCATTATAAGTTAATAGCTTAATGTTCATTTGACTATTTTCTAATAATGCTATTTCTTTATCAATTTCTTCTGTATTTTCTTCGTTTCTAGTAGTTTTTAAATGCTCAATTTCTGATAAAACACTATTATTATAATCAAATATTTCTTTATTAGCATCTTTTTCTATTAAATCGTATACAAATGAAGTACTTGGGCTTTTTACTAAAATACTTTCTATAAGATTACTAATAGTTTGTTTAATAGTAGTATCTTCTCGTCCTTCTACTTTAATAGGTCTATTTAATTCTTCTTCTGTTAAAACATTACCTTTTAAATCTGATAATAAGTTCATTTTAAAAAACTGGCCAACAAAATCAGTTGATAAAATATCATAAGGAATGATTCTTTTACCTGTAGCCTGTTCTACTTTTTTAGCAGAATCTAAAGTAGTTCTTATATTTTCTTTTTTAGTTTCTGGATTACTGACATCATATAAATTTAAAGTAGCTACTGTTTTAAATATATTTTGTAAAGATTTTTTATGTTCTTCTGAATAACCTTTTTCTGTATATTTAGCAATAGAAGGATTAATCATTTTCTCAATCTCAGAATAAACCTTAAAAGCAGTCTTAATATTTTTTCTAACATCTGTAGAATTCAAAACTTCTTTTCATTCTTTATCAACTCTTTCTTTTGTAACTCCTACTCCAGAATCTTTTATATTATTATAGCTTTTTCCATATTTAGCCCTAGAAAAACTGTCTCTATCAATATTTAAAAAATTATCACTAATTTCTTTTTCAAAATAAAAACTAGCTTCATTAAAATATTCCTCTGCTTTTTTACCAGCTAACATATCATTTATGTTATTTTCATATATTTTAGCCTCTTCTTTTAATTCTGCTATTGCATCTTTATTTAATACTGTATCTTTAGAAAGATCTTTAATTTTCTCATTTACTCTTAAAAATTCTTCTCTATTATTATTAAAATCATCTATCAAAAGACCTTCTATACCAACTTTATTTTCACCTTTAGAGTCTTGGAACATTTTAATAGCAATTTGATCCATCATTGTTTTTTCTACAATTTCTGCATCAGATTTCCCTCAATTTTTTCCATTTATTATACCGTCTTGATTTCTTATAAAACTTATAGTACTATCTGCTATAAAGTCAGCTTGGGATTTATTATTTTCAGCTGCTATATACATACCATCAACTTGAACAGGACTTAAATAGTTATTACCTAATCTGCTCCTTTGTTTATTGACCATATCAATTAAAAGGTCGGTATGTCCATTAGCTACATATTGCTGAACTGATTTTTGAGTTATAGGATTTACTAAATTTTTATTAAATAAAGGTTCTATTTTTGAAGTATTAAATTCAAACATAGCTCCTCCTAGAATACCTCCTATAAAGTTAGCTAAGTATTCTTGTGCTCCTTCTTTACTAAAAGTTTTTTCAATTGCATTAAAATTACCTTTCTTTTCTGTTAGACCTAAATAAGACATAGCATCAACTATAGCTTTAGTAGAATCTAAAACAGCTTGTTCTGTAACTTCCTCTACTCCTTCTACCATAGCATTTTTTCACATAGCTTCTCCTACAACAGAACCATTAGTAAATGTATCGGTAATAGTATTTTTAAAATTTTTAGCTATAGTAGAAAATGCTAATTTACCAGCCATTTTATCTTTTCCAAATATTTTAAAACCATCTTGTATATCTCCCATATACTCTTTAACAGCTTTACGCATAAGAGTTTTATTAGTTTGTAAGCTATATCCAGTTGTTCCTTCTAAAAACCAATCTCCCATTCTATTATTAATCATGATTCCATATTGCCCAGAAGCTGCTAATAATGCAGAGAATCCTGCTGTACGTCTATCATAACCAACTTCTAATGCATGTCCATATATATCAGCTGTAGAAGTCATAGCCATATATCCTAACGATAATGATTTAGCTATACCTGACTGTAATTTTTGTAAACTTTGTAATTCTGGAAGTTTTTCTCTAGCTGCTTTGACTAAACTAGCCGCTTCGTCACTTAATTGTCCAGTTTTATTTAGTAAATTTATTTTACCTGAATTAGATGCTGCAAATAAACTTTTCCCTATTTCCGACTCTAAATCAGCTTCTTTAGCTAATAAAGCAGCGGATTTAGATTTAACAAAATATTTTGATAAAGATGCAACTGCCCTTTGTTCGTATAATTGTCCAAAAGTATCTACAACCATACCACCTAATTGTTCATAATTAAAGAAACTACCTTGAGCTTCGTCAGAATTAGATTTCTGATTAAACTTAGCTAAATATCCCTCTGTTTTAGTTGCTAAATCTGTTAGCCCTGTTTTAGTATCTCCTAAAAACATGCCTTCTAAAGATTTATAAAATGTTGGTAGTACGCCTGCTAAACCGATAGCTGCTTTTACACCTCCATAATATAAATTAACTCCAGGAATAACTAAAGGGGCTATTTCTGCAGCTAATCTAAAAGTAGTTTTAATAGCATTACTCTCTATATTATCATTATCAAAAAGGTCTAAATTATTAGCAAAACTTCCATCTGTAGTTAATATATCTTTAGGATTTACTATTTGCTTTCCATACATCTCTCTATCTCCTAAAGTTTCTACAAATATATTACCGTTATCATTTATCTTTCAATCTCCTTTAGAATGTTTAGTATTTAATCCAGTTTCTACATCTTTATGTATACCTTCATCATCTCATTGAGCATAAACCAAAGTTTCCCCAAATATTTTATCTAGTAATCCTAATTCATTTACTGTAGTTTCACTTCATTTTTTCTCTTTTGTATCAAATATTTTACCTTGTTGAGCTATTTCTCTTAATGATAGCGGATTATTATCTACGCTTCCTACACTTGTTCTATTATAAAGCTGTTGAAAGGGATTAAAGTCTTTAGTAAATTCTACATCAATTTTAAATGTTTTAGCATCTTTTGGACGTGTAACGTCAAAAGGGCTATAGGTAACTTCGTCTAATCCTTTTAAATAGGCATCATTACTCATTTCACTGTAATGATTTGCAGCCTTATTATATGTTTCATTAAAAGCTATTTCATCAAATTTTCCATCTGTAGTCTTAAAAGCATCTTGAATATATTTAGTACTTTTATAAGCGTCTTTACTTAAAAGTCCTGTGTTAATAGGATTTAAATCTATAGTAGTTAAATCATATGTTGTAGCCAGAGGATTATTTATAGTAGCTATAAGTATATCATTTGGTTTAGTTATTTCCATGTTTTATTATTATTTTAATGATAAAGAACCATTATTAGTGTTTAATGGTTGATTTGAAGAAAAATTTAAATTTCTTTGAACATCTAATAAAGTTGATACTCTATCTTTAGGACCTTGTCCAACCATACTATCTATAATAGCAGCAGCATTTTCTTTATATGGTATTGTAATTATACCTTTATAGTAATCTTCACTAAAAATGCGGTTTTTAGGAGTTAAATTAACTGCTTTTTTACCTTCTCCTATTGTTCATACACTTTCCAATTGAGGTATTAAAGATTCATCTGTACTATTAAATTCTGTAATTCAAGAATTATTTTTAGTTAATCCTGTAGCATCATTTGTATATCCATACATTACTAAAAATGGTTTTACGTAAGTATTATCTCTAATTACTTTGATTTTTTTACCATTTTCATATCTTTCATCAAAATCTAAATTATATTTATATTTTTTAAAGTGTTCTTTAGCTTGTGATGTAGTTCATGAATTTTTATTAGCTTCATATACAGCATAAATGTCTTTAAATTTTAGCAAAGCTTCAAAGTCTGGACTACCTCCTATTCCAACAGGCATATAAACTTTAGCAGCATCTTCTCCATTATAAATTAAATTATTCATATTTCCAGGTTCTACTTTTTGATTTCCAAAATAAACTGCATTACTTTTTAAAAATTGATTATAATTCCCTTTTTCAAGTATATTTTTAACAGTTGTCATTCCTACAGATTCACCATCCGGAGTTAAAATAGGAGAAATACCACCAACTACACCTTTAAATAGCATATTAGTTTTAGGATCATTTAAAGCAAAATCATTTGTATATGTAGTTAATTTATCTTTATGAAACATTTGAAATGAAGTTAAAGATTTCATATTTTTAGAATCAGAAGTCGATGAAGTACTTCCATCGGGGTTTTTTAATTCTTTCCCAGATATTTCAGAAGTCATTTCAGCATCAGTCTGGCTATCTAAAAATTTACTTATTAATTCAAGTGGATTATCATTCCCGTTCATTACACTTGATACAAATAATTTTTGCTGCTCATTTTTTCCTAAAGTAGTTCAAATATATTTTAAAGCAGTATCTAAATGTCTTTTTTGTGTAGTATTTTTATTTACTACTTGTATAGATTCACCGGGAGTATTTACTATTTCTTGTAAAGTTTTTAGAGCAGTTGCTTCTTCTGTTGTAGGTTTTTTAATACCCATCAGCCTAGCCATTTCTCCCATAGCTTGTGTTTTATCATAATGTCTTTCTATATTATTAGATTCTTTACCTAACCCATTAACTATGTCTAAAATCTTTTTATTAATTTGAGAAAGACCTACAGAATTATTAGCAACATTAAATATTCCATTTTGATTAGCTAATTGACCTTCAAAATTTCTAGCATTTAATAATTCCGATACTGTTAAAAGCTTAGTTTTATCTCTCTTTTCTTTAAATTCTTCTAAGCTAATAGCTTTAATTCTTCCATCTCCTCCTCTAGTATACACTTCATTAGAAGTTCCTATAGCTACTTCTCCATAACCTCCTGTTTTTTCAGAAGTAGAGACTGCATTATCTCAAGCTTGCTTGTTTTGATATAGTTCATTAACTTTAGCTATTTGAGATAAATAATTAGTCATTGGTTTAGATCCAAATAAATTTGATGCTCCGAAGTAATCATTCTGTAAAGCATTCATTTTAGCTGCAAAATCATTCACATCACTTACTAAGCCTTTACCTATAAGTTCTTTATATATTTTTTCATTCATTACTCCAGAGTCTTCATCAGGTTTTTCTTTTGAGCTTTCTGTAGAAGTTTCTGTTGGTTGTGGAGATTGTCCTATAAAAGGAGTGAAAGAAATAAATCCTCCACCCCCAAATTTTCCTATATATTTCATTATTAATTTTATTTTTTAAACAGTTCACTTATAGATTTTTGTACTAGTTTATTATTTTCACTAATAGCCTTATAAAATTCTTTAATACTGTCTTGCTCTTGTTTACGATTAGCTTTGACATTTTCTATATCAATTTTATCTTGTTTAGATAATTTACCTCCAGATTTAGCTGAGAACATACCCCCAGGCTTTTGTAAACCATATTGATATTTAAGTTTTAAGTTATTCATTTTTTCGTAGTAATCTTCTAAACTTTTTTGATAAGATTCTTTTCCTGCTTTAAATACTTTATACTTTCCCCAATCTTCAAGTTCTGGAGTAGTACCAATATTAGTTTTTTCTGTTTTATAAGCTTCTAGAATTTTATTTTCTGCTGTTTGATCTCATAAAGAAGCTGCGGTTTTTAATCCTTTGTACTCATCTCCAGTTTGTAAATCATATAAAGCTGTGTAATCTTTTTTGTTATCTCTTACTTGTTTATTTAATAAGAATCCTTTAGTAAGATTATTAAAAGCATTTCCATTCCCAGCTAACATAGCGGCAGTTACTTTACCATTTGCATCATTAGTTTGTTTTATTGCTGCAATGTTATAATCAGCAATTCCAATGTTTTTAACTTGTGTATTATAATTAGAAGTATTTTGTGCTTGAATCCCTTTATTATAAAGTTCTGTACCTTTCTCTCTATAACCTGCTGCAGCAGCCTCTCCTTTTTCAAAAAGGGCTAAGTTAAATAATAATTGCTTATTACTATCTGAAAACTTTCCAGCCGTTCTATTCCCTAAAGTATTAGCTTCTGCTTTTACAGATGTTTCCTTTCTATCATAAGGATTATAATTTACGATATTTTGATTAGGAAGGAGACTTCTTAAAGCAGGGGTAGTCATTTGTGCTTGTGCTACATTCTTATTAGTCATACGAGTGTTTAAATACATAGCAGTATTCCCTAAATCATTTACATCTATTTTACCTCAATCTCAAGGTTTTTTAGCAGGAGGTCTATTAGTTGTACCTGTTTCTAGTTTTGGTTCTGGATCTTTTACTACAGTATTAGGTGTAATTATAGGAGTATCCACTTTAGTTTTAGCAACCGGATTTATTCCTACAGAGTACCAATCATGTCCAAATTGTAGACTATTTTTATTTTTTATTTGATTATAAAGTTCTGGATTTCCTTGAACATATTTTTGTAATGTTTCTGAAATGTTATTACCTCAAGTTTTAGTATCTTCAAGTTTATATCCAGCAGTCCCTTTAAAAGCATTATTTAAAATATTAGGATCTCAATTTTTTTGTATTAATTCTGGAGTAACTCCACCATAAAAATTAGCACTAGTTCTATGTTGTTTTGGAACTGAATAAGTATTTGCTTTTTTATGACTAATTATATTTTGATAAGTATTTGTTTTATCATCTAAAATATTAGAATAATCATTCTTATAGTTAAGAGGGGTAGTTGGATTTTCATATTTAACTATTCCTCCTTGTTTAAATCGGTATGTATTCTCTAATTTAGCTATTTTACTATAAATTATATTCCTTTTGTCTTGTTCTGTAATTTTATCTAATGAATTTTTAAGTTTAGTCATTGAACTTTTAGCACCTTTTGGAGCTATAGGCCTCCAAGTTAAAGCTAACAATTCTCGTTTAGAAGATTTTTTTAGAGGATTTAATTTAGGCAGCTCATTTTTATTTTGTTGAGTAGGATCTAAAGCCCCTTGACTTATTAATTTATTACTTAGTCGTTGAGATAATTTTTGTAGTGCTTTTTGATGTCTTTCTTCAGTAAATTTCTTTACAGGCTTAGTTTTTACATTAACTTTAGCTAAATTCTTATAATCAATACTATTTTTTCTTTGTCTTAATGCTTCTTTTGAACGAAATCTTTTTACTACTTCTTTGGAATTTTCAGTCTTTGTAGAAGGTATAGAAGATGTGTTTTGATTAGAGGATTTTTCCATAGGAGCAGAAACTAATCCGTATCTAGTAGCCAATTTTTTATTTATAGCTAATTTTTGTAAGAAATGGTTTTTATCTATATCTATTTTCTCTCTAGCATTAAGTCCTGTCACTTTAGCTTTTGTAGTTTCTACTTTACTAATATCCTTTAGAGTTATATGCTCTGTTGTAGGCTTTCCTGCATTTAATTTAGCTACAATAGCTTCTTTAGCTTGTTTATTAGAGGTACTTCAAAATTTAACCTTATCTTTTATAGGGTCTTTTCCTATCTTACCTATTATATCAGCATCCTCTATATCTACCTCTTTACCTTTAATTGTAGCAGTTATTTTAGCAGGTTCTTCACTTGCTACTACTGTTCCATATTTCTTTCCTATAAATTTACCTGCATGTCTAGTCCCAATTTTACCTGCAAATGCTACACTTAAAACATCATTTATATCCGAAATAGTCATCTCTGATGGATCTGTCATAATAGTTTTACCTGCATTTATAGCACCAGGAACTGCCATAACTCCTCTAACAACCCCAGCTAATTGCCCTATATTTCCAACAGTTTCTCCAACTTTTTTTCAGGTTGGAACTGCTATATTTATTAAAGATGAGTTTTTAGCATAAGTTTCAGAAAAACTTTTAACTGTAGCAAGATGTTTAGCTATATCTTTACCACCTTCTCCTAAACTTTCAGCTGCTTTAGCTATTTCTTTTATAGAAGCATTATTTAATCCTTTTTCAGCAGCAAATTTATTAATAGCATCTAAAGATACTTTCATTTCTTTCTCAGCAGAAGTAGTTTTAAATACATTTTTAGCTACTTTACTAGCATCTACTGCTCCTTCAGTAACTTTTTCTGCTTTTAAAGCAGCTTCAGCTATTTTTTCTGCTTTTAAAGTTGTTTTTGCTAGTGCTTCTCCAGTTTGCAATCCTTTTAGGGCTCCTTTTAAGAATCCTCCACCAAAAGCGGAAGCAGCTGTAAATCCAATATTTAAAAGAGCATTTCCTCCAACTTCTCATCCAGATTTAGTAGGATCTTCCATATCTCTAATAAGTTCTGCTCCTGTAGCAATTGTACCTCCAATTACACCTGGAATTCCAGGAAGTAAGGAAGTAGCATTAGCACCTAAAATAACTTTATCTAAATTGCTAGAGCCTCTTAATAACCCAGAGATATCTGTTTGTGAGGATTCCCTTTGTGAGGAGCTGCTTATTCTATTTCTATATTTTGCAAATTTTGAAAAATCCCCTCCATTTTCTAATTTAATTAAACTTCCCCCTGATTTATTAAATAGAATTTTTTTAGCAGTAGCCTGTTTTGAATTATAAGCATCTATAATCCCACTTAATTCATTAAGTCTTTGTAAAGCTTCTAATTTTTTTTCTTGATTTCCTGCTTGAATAGATCTATTATACACATTTACTCAGCTTCTTATGATTTTATTTACATTATCATAAGTATCACTAGTAATATCTGTGGCATAAGCTCCTTGATTATTTACAACTCAATCTTCTAAGTTATCAAGTTCTTTCTTAGTCTCACCAGATAGAATTTTGTCATCATAATTATCTCCAAATAAAGCATTCTCTCTAACATTTTTAAATTTTTCTGGAATGTTTAAAGATTGTATATTTATTGTATCATCTCCAAACCCAGTGATTATAAAAGGTAATTTTTTAGAATAATGATCCATAGAGTCTATGTAATATCCAGGTTTATTAGGATCTTTTTTATATTCTCTTTTAGTCCCTTTTTCATTTGTAACTACAATATGAGCTGTGTAATCACGTCTTTTACCATAAATAGGGTCATTTATTGCACTATATTTACCATTTTCTTCATTAGATCATCCTTGTACTTTAAGTCCAGGTTGTAAGTTAGTAATTAATTGTTTTCCTATATTACTTTCAATATTTGGATTTTTAATTTTATATTCATTTAATAATTCCATAAAAGAAGCATTATCCGGCATATTTCCATGCTGATAAATGAATCCTTTTGTAGGGTCATTAAATCAAGAAGTTAAATAATTTTCAGAAAACTGATTTCCCACTTTTAATCCTTTTATGGGGTTTAGTTTTTCATCATAAACTTCAAAAATAGGATTTTTAGTAAGTGGGTCAATTCTTTTTAATACTATGCCTCTATTTTTACTTACTAAGTCATCTGCTTCTTTAATATTAAATTTATGTCCTGGCATATATTCATATCCTTTAGATGCTAAATTCCTAGCAGCTTCTTCTCCATATATGCTTGCTAAATTTTTAATATTATTCTCTAAAATGTCAGATGCTTCTGCAGCAGTTTTAGCAGTTTCTGCAGCTTTTAAGGTTTCCGGAGTTTTAAAATAATCACTAGTATCTATTCCTAATTTATCAAAAATTGCACTATATTGCTTAAAATCAGTCACATTACCTGATTTTAAAGATGTGTAAATAGTTTTTAATTCATTTATTTTTTTTAAATCTTCTGGATCATAAATATCTTTTCCACCAGAAGCTTGATTACTATTATAAGAATCTATATAGTAATTTAATAAATTACCTAATTTATCTGCTAAATAAATTCCTTTTTGTTCTTCTGTCTTTTCAAGGATTTTTTTAGATGCTAAATCTAGATTTCCACTATAATCTTGTCCAACTATGAATGATAGAGATGGTATTACTCTTTTAGATCCTATAGATTCTGAAGTTAAAGGTGAAGAAGCATTTTTAGTTTCCATTAGGTCTCGTACATCAGCCATAGCAGAAGATAACCCACGATTACTTCTTTCTGCATTTCTATCCTCTTTACTATCAAAGATTTTACCGTGTACATAACCTTGTGCTCCTAAGAATCCTTTATCTAATGAAAGTCCTTGATGACCACTTCAATCTAAATTTTTAAGATTTTCTGGTAGTTTAGTTTTATCTACATAAAATTCCCTATTAGGTTTAAAACCAAAAGCATCTGTATCTATAAGACTTTCTACTTGTTTATATTCATCATAGGCTCTTTTTTGATCTTTAACAGACATACTATAAAACTTATCTCACATTCCTTTTTTTATTTCACTCCTATCTACTTTAGGGGCACTAGGAGTGGGAATTGTTCCTGCATTTTGCAATTTTTTTATTTGCGCCATATTTTTATTATTTTATAATTTATATAGTAATATAAACATTAAAGGGGAAGACAGAATCCTCCGCTTCCCCTTTAAGGTTGTTTTATTTGCGACCAACTAAAACTAATCTACCACCTTTTCTTTGCATTACTGGAGCTTGTGGTTGTTCTTGTTGTGCTGCGCCTTGCAACATTTGGCCAAGAATTTGAATTAGCATCATACATCCTTCTGGGCCAATTTGTGAAAGTAATTGTTGAGCTACTTGTACGATTTGATCTTCTGGTGATGGTTGCCCTTCTTGTGGTGCTTCTACAGGCATTGCGCCTCCTTCTTGGAATTTTTTAATGAATTTCATTTGATTTACTTTTAATTATTAATTTTATATTGTTTACTAATTCTTCATAATCATTTTCATTATAATCATATTTTATTTCAAATAAATTACAATTATTTTGAATACATTTTTTCGCTAATTTTTTATATCGCTATTTGTGAAAAATATTGGAGGGAAATAGCGATAATTCCATTAAGATTAATTACTTCTTTTACTCCAATACTTAATTCTATTTCTTAGTCACGTACTCAGGCTCATTACTTTCTTGAATATCAAGAAATTTAAATACTCTTTTTCCTAAATTAACGTAGTCATTATCTTTATCTGTAGCTGCTGCTTTTTTAGCAAACTTAATTAGTATTTTACTATTAGGTCTTGAAAAAATTCTCTCTCCTCCTTCTAATTCCATTTGTGTCCCACCATCACTACCTAATATCTTCATTTTATTCTTAACTGTATGATTAGTTGAGAACTCTAATTCATCTCCAGGTTTAATCCCAGAATTTATATTAACTTCTAAAACAAATGCAACATCAATTTCTGTAATTGGTGTTTCATCCTGTAGTTGCCCTTGTTTAACTGATATAACCTCCATATCTTCATTTATAAAAATGATGTCTAATGGGATTAAGGTATCTTTCATTCAAAATGAAATTTCAGATTGTATTTCATTATAAACAAATAACATCCCTTCATCATCTTTAAGTGATTCAGTATTCATCAACCCATTCTCATGTTCTGTGTCTGTTTCAGCTACTTGGACTTTATATTCTTTATCAGCAATCTTTATATTTAATTCTTTCATTATACTTATTTTGTACAAAGATAATAAAATTATTTTAATTAATAACTATGAAATAGAAAAAAATTAAAATAACTTTACTATGATGTATTTAAATGATTTATTTTACAAATTGTTTTAAGCTACTGTTTCTATTAAACCTGTATTATCAACTGTATTCTCTAAAATCTCAAAAACTAAAAGTTTACCTGCTTCTAATGCTGCATCTTTATCTCCATCATTATATCTTTTATGTAATGCTTCTAATTCTTTACTAACTTCTAAATGAAATGTTATTTCATTCCTTTCAATTTCTGCATGTTGAGTTAGAGTTCCTCCAGCTTCTTCTGTAACAACAGCAATTCCTTTACCTGTAACATATTTAGCTATTGATTTGTCATAATGATTTAACCTAGCGTGTAGTTCACCTTCTGGTATTAAATTAAATTTACCACCATCAGCAAAAGATGTAACATCACCACTTATAATTTCTCCAGTATTACCATCTAAAGGAACATGTTTTCTTTTGTGGTTATAATTAGCTTTTGCTTTGATATTTTTTAAAGTTAATTTAGTTCCTTTTTTAGCAAGGAGGCTTTTATGATTATCTATTCCTCCCAAAGTATTTATATTACTAATTTGATTTTGTTGAGCTAAATCAACTGCTCCAGCTTTTAATTGATCTTGTTGTTTTTTAACTTGCATAGCATTTCCATAGAAACCTTGTTGTACTTTTTTCTCTGCTTCTGCTCTCCCAGCCTTCTTCCTTTGTGTTCATCTATATTGTTTTCCTTGTGTAGAAAAATCTGTATAAGCTAAACTACCAGTATTTCCTGAAAAACTTTTAACTTCTTTACCTGCTGCTCTATCTGCAAAATCTAAGACTTTTAATCCCATACCAACTCCCTTAACAATAGCTGTTCCAGCAGGGCCAAACATACTACCTATACTACTACCAACACTGTCTATTGCATCTATTGCCCCACTTACTGCATCCTTTTCTGCAAATTTAGCCCCCATACTTGTAGCAATACCTTCTCCAAGAGCTAATGCTGGATCTGTTAAAGAGCTAGCTATATTTATTCCATTAGCAAATTTAGCAGCATTAGCAGCTTTATTTGCTGCTTCTGTTGCATCTTTTAATTTCTTAATTCTTGCAGCATCTTCTGCTAAAGCTTGTCCAATTGGCTTTATATTTATTCCTGACATCTGTCCACTAGGTGTTGATTGTTTTAATATAGTTGGTTGTCCAGGAACTGCGCTAATTGAGATGGATGGTTGTGCTATAGCTTTTAAAAAATTATTATTAAATGTTTTAGGATCATATTTACCTGAATTACTAGATCCTAATTGGTTATTAGTTTGTTGTAATCATTCTAAAGACTGTTCTCAAGATGAAACTAGTGGCCGTATCCCACTAGTTCCATCTTGATGTTTTTTTATTAATTTTACTGCCATATATTAACTATAACTTTGTGTAAATGTTGTTTTTATTCCTTGTATAATAGCTAAATCTTTTCCAGAATATTTAACCTTTATTTTTACATATTTATCTCTTATTCTTGCTTCTTTTCCATTGTCTGTAAGTTGCAATGAATTATCAGAACTTCTAATGTAAGCATATTTAAAATTAATAGGTTTAATTTCTATATCTCAACAATCTTCTAAATATTGCATATTACCTCTAGTCCTTCCATACTTTCTTAAATCATTTCCTAATTGTTCAGTATGTACTTTATCTTCACTTAAAAGATTATCTGTTACTAAACTTGTATTAGAAGTATTTAATTCATAATTATCTTTTCCAATTGAATATGTTACATCTACAGGATTTATATACCTAGTTCTAGGAATATAAGGAAGTTTTGGTATTATATAATCCCCAGGCTTATTAAATAAAGTTGGAAATAATGGGTCTAATGCTAAAATTTCATCTTGAGTATGACTTAACATATAAGTATAAGCTGAATCTATATTAGCAAAATTTCCTGTATGTAAAGAAGTAACTCTATTACTAATCCAAACAATTATATCTTTATAATCAAACCACTCATATCCTTGTCCAACAACCTCAAATTCAAATGAACTTGGTTCAGCTTTATTAGAAATTAGTTTTAAATTATTATAAATTTTCTGTACTGATGGATTCTCTGTAACTACAAATTCAAAGGAAAAAGGATGTTGTTCCCCATACCAATTAGTTGGGAGGATTTTTCCTTGATTATTATATATTCCTGATTGTCCATGTTTTCAAAGTTTTGCTGCATATCCACCTAAATAATTTGTAGCTATACTGCCTTTTTCAACTTTTATATTTTTAATTTTATAGTATAAAAAATCTTGAAGATTTAAATCTACAAAATGATGAGTTGAATTATAATTAGATATATTCGCAGTCGCAAAAACTCTGGTTCATTGATTATCTGATGTCATAGTAACATTACCACCAGGATTATCACAAACGTCTATATTAATACTACCAGTTACATTTTGAGAAGATGCTAATTCAAAGCTTACTGTTCAATATCCATTTTCAGTAATTACATTATTTATTCTAATTGTTGCTTCTCCAGTTTGAATACCAGTTAAAATTCACTCATAATCATCTACTCTTAAAGATCCTCCAGAATTTAAAGCAGTTAATATATGTGTTTTATTAAAGTAATTTCTATGATTATAAATATTTTTACTAACTTCTTTATTAAATGAAAAGAACACATTATTTATATTAGCAGAATGTGAAGGAGTCCATGAATAATATGTAATAAACTTTTGTAAGTTTTCATTATAACATAAATTCCATTCTTTTGTTTCACTATAAAAAGTAAACATAATATCTCCTTTATTTTTATTATAGTGAGATTTTACATTACGTACTCCAATAGTTGGAAGTTTATCAGATTCTTTTAAGTCTATATTCTCATTAAGGAATCTTTGTACTTTTAAATCAGATATACATTCCAAAGACATACTTCCTCCTTCATTTGGGGCAGCTTTCCAAATCTTTTTAGCTACTGTATCTATCCCATATACACCACTTTTAGTTTTAACTACAGATTCTTGTCAAGTACTACCAAATAAATCAGAAATAACTTTAGGATTTTCTGGAAGGACATTTGAAGTATTAATGTAAACATTACCACCTTGTCCTTCTCCTGCTATAGCTCTTTCATTTACTGGAATAAGTAAACATCCATGCTCCATAGTAACAAATAAATTACCATACCACTCTTTCATATCGACTATACTTCCATAAGTTTTAGTATAATCTCTATAATGACCAGCATTAAATACCCTATATCCATTTTTAAAAGCATCTGTTGTAGCTATATCTGAATAAAGAATTCTATTACCAAAATAGTTTTTAATAAATGGTACATCTGGGACAATAAAATTAGGTCGTTTAGATAATGTAACATTTGCAGCTCCATTAATTATATTAGATTCTGGTAAACTATCATTAGGATCCATAGCATTAAGTGGATAAAATCCTCTTTTCTTTCCGTGAATTGCTTCTTCTGTAGGATTACTAAAGTCTATATCCCTCATAGAAAGATTTATATTAGACATTACTTTAAATGTAACTCAATGTCCAAGTGGTACTGCATTAACATCACCTCTGTTTATTTTATCACAACCATATATTTTATACTCAAATGAATCAAATAAAGTTCCTAACCCTGTACCAACATTAGTATATTTTGCATCAGATGGTTCTACAATCGTAACCCCATTATCTTTACTTTTATATGTTATTAATTGCCTATTTATACCTAAATTATTAACATTTCCATCATTATAAACAGCATAATTCTTTTTTCAAGTATTTTTATCTACTATTTTATGATTTGTTGGAAAGTCAGGATCAATAAAATTACGATTCATTCTATGTGTAAAATTTCCAACAAAACAATCTCCTCTAAATACTGTAATTGATTGTGTGTTAGTAGTAGCTCAAGTTGTTCTATCACTAATTGCTGTATATGGTTCTGAAGAATCCATTCGAGTTTTAAACATATTAGTAGTATATTCTACAGAATCTGAAAAATCTGCATTTCTAACATTAAAAATAGTATTATTAGGAAGTTCTATACTTAAGCCAACATATGTTCCAAATTCTCCCCTAATTAAACTTGAAGAATTACTTAAAATTGTATTAACTGCCACTGGATAACTATTATTAGTTCAGGAATTAATAACATCAATAGTATTTCAAGCTTGTTCTGCATGACCTGCTTTAGATGAAAAATAGTCTTTTCCATTAGTAGTTAAAGATAGTCCATCATTAACCATAGTTAAAAGACTTGATTCTATTTTATTATCAGAATTACTAGTATATCTATCTAATATATATATTTCTTTAAAAGATATTTTATTAAAACTAGAAGTTTGTTCTAATGCTTTAGTTAATTTAAATTCGGAAGAAGTAAAAATTTGATTAAATAGTTGAGGTTTAATAGACGCTTCTGGTATTATAGCTGCCTTACCTTCAACATTTTCTAATGGTGTTGTTGAAAGAGTTGTAGCTTCTAAATTTCTATTATTATTTAAAAAATGTTGAGTTATAATTGAGCCATAGTTTTTAATAACTGGTATATTTCCATAATCATTTTTTGTTTTATAGATAGATAATCCCTGTGCATATATTGTAGGAATTCTTTCTTGCCTAACTATGAAAAATCCTTTAGTATATTTTTTAAGCTCTGTTAAAGTTTCAATATTTTCATTTGTGAATTTAATTCCTATTGGTTTTACTCCATCTGAGAAAATAACTTGTTTTTTATTTATTTTAGTAACTCCTTTAGCATTTTCAAAAGTATTAATTCCTCCACTAATAAATCCATCTTCTGTAGTTTTTATATATGACCTAATTGTACCACTACTAAATACTGGATGATTACTATAAGATTCACTAATATCAAAATTTAAACCCCTAGTGTTAAATACAGGTGATAAAGTATAATCATTTAAAATATAAACTATTCCAAATCTATAGTATTCTTCTGGTCAATATCCTAAATTATAGTATAAATTGGATGGATTATAGTATTCAAAAAGTTTCTTTCCTGATTTATCTTCATATAAACCATTTAAATTTCCTATATTTTCTGTAGTAGATTCTAATGATGGTATAAATCTTAAAGATAAATCTTCTAACTCTTTATATGGTATAGTAACTTTATTAACATTGCCAAAAAATAATATATTTTGACATTGAGCTTGAGCTTTAACTGTATCTACAATTTCATAAGTTGGGTTAATTTCTGATAAACTTATATCTGATATTACTTCAAAACCTGATATAATAATATTTGAAGTTGAATTAACAATTGAAAATTTAGAATCAATATAATGAGCTGTAACTATATCTTCTTGTGAATTATCCGAAGTAGTTCTAGTATAATATACTTTAATAAAATCATAAGAACTATCTAAGTTAGATAATGTAAAACTAATAGACTTTCCTGAATTTTCATCAATCATTCCCATCCTTACTGAACCCGGATCTTTATAATTACCAATATGACATACCACTAATCCAGATTCTGATATAAAATCTGTCTCATTTCCATCATTATCTGACAGCTTAAAATAAAAGTGATAACTACCACATTTCATCTTACCATTTTCTGTTAATCCATTAAATGTAAGAGATGGTATTTTATTAATTGTTTTATAAAGACGTGTATCTAAATCTAATTGTGAATCATCATATAAATTAGTGTCTTTATTTCCTTTATGGTCAGTTATTTGATAAGTATTATTCTCTTGTACTGAAAACCTAGAATTTATCATTTTAGGTTTTTCTCTGTCATTATTTAAAATTAAATTAACACTACCATCAAAAGAGTCTTGCACTTCAATATTAATAGGAGTATTTAAATCTACTTTTAAATTAATAGTTTTAAAATTATCTATAATATCTTCTTTTATTAAATTTTTAAAAGGAGCATAATCATTATTTAAATTTCCTACATTGTTTATTTGAGATAAATAGATTTTACTATCTAAGTCAAAATTTAGTAAATTTCTTAAAGCCATTATATTATTCTTTCTTTAACTGTTATTATATCTAAATCAACTGTTGTAGTATTTCCATTTAATATAAAATCAGGAGTAGTTAATATTCCACTAGTTGTTCCTGTATAACCATTTAATTTTTTAGTTTTCTGCGAAGAACTGACAACTACATTATCATTAATATCTAAAGGTTTTTTAACACCGTTTAATATGCCAAAATAACCTACAACTGGATAAATTTTAAATCCTGTCCTATTTAAAACAGAATATTTGATAGTTTCTGGTAAGGTTATAGTTTGTCCATTACTATATAATGTTGCTAAAGTTCCAACAGTACTTATAATTTCACCATTTAATACAATTTTTATATAATAAGATGCATTTATTTCAGGAGTAAAAGAGTAAGTAGTACTAGGTTTAATTTCTTGTCTATCATAATCATCAACTACACTAACTGTTTCTTGTACAGTAGTATTATAAAAAGAGTGAATATTTGAATGGTTTACGTTAAACACTTTTACTAAAGTGCAGCTTTTTATAACTTTCATTGTAAAGTCTGTAATTGGGTCTAAAGATGCACCACTACCAGCAACTATAAAAACATCTGAATGCAAAGTTATACTTGGAATATTTATAGTTACTTGATTTCCAGAGTAAATACTATAAAAATCAATTTGTGTACTATTTAAAATAGTTGTACTATTCTTTTCTACTATTGCGTTATTTAAAAGTGCGCTATTTACAACTTGAGCACTTAAAATTGCAGGATTACTTAAATTGTTAATTAAATTATCTGTATCAGGTTTAGTAATATCTACTTTTTCTAAATAATTAATACTATCTACTATATCCCAATATGGCCTCAAACTTCAACTTAAAGCATCTTTACTTAAATCTATTCTGTCTTTTATAATATATTTTTCAAAATCATACAAATAATAAGAATTAGATGGTGTTATTGAATATACTATAGTTACATTATTAGTATCTAGGGCTATAGAAAAATTATTAGTAGTAATTGTACCTATCCCACCTATAGGTAGTTCTGGAGTAGCTATTTTATTATCATTTACATTTGGGGTAGTTGGATAATTAAGAGATGCTGTATTTCCTATTATACTATTAGTAGTATTATCATAAATAGTATAATTAAGTGTTATATAATTACATTTAAATAAACTAGGTTCTATTACATCAAATTTAGGAAATTTTAAAATATAACTATCTGTAGAACGAATATATTCAAGAACTGGGAAAAAGTTTCCATTTGTATCTGCAGAAATATTAAATCTATCTATATCTTCTAATATAAATTTTACAGCTAATCTCCCACTCCTAATATTTTTATATCTTTGTACCTTTTTATTTTCTACATATTGTATAAATGTATAATTATCCTGAGAGGGATTTGTTAAGAATCAAAAGTTATCTGTATCTACTCCATTATAATAATATTGTTTTGAAACTTTATTTGAAATATCTATTTCATTTCCTGTTTCATCTATGCTTATAAGTTTAGGAATATAATAACCTCTAAAAGACTTATCTATAGTTGTTAAATATCCTTTTTCAGTATCACTCATTTGTAATTCTATTAAAAATGGTTCTCCTACAGATAATATTTTATTAGTTATAGGGATAGTTTTATTTATATTTGTAATTAAACCTCCACTTACTATAATTTTATTATCATATGTAGTTTCACTATTTTCAATTGACTCTGCATATCCTGGAGAAGGAAAACTTCCTATTTCTGTCTCTTTACTACTAGGATTATGTGAAACTATGTAAATAATACCACCATGATCTTTAACTCCTATAGGTATAAATCCTTCTGTTAATTGTACTTTATCTCCATATATAAGATTATTAGGATTTAATATAGGGTTATTTAAATCTGTATTACCCATATCATTTTGTAATACAAGTTCATTACCATTAAATGTCAGTATTGTGCCATTTTTTACATCTGTTAGTACAGAATTTGGAGTAGTTATTGCATTCAAATCACTAACTAATCCATCTGTAAAAGTATTTATTGCTGCTCCTTTACTACTCATTTTTTATATTTTTATTTTTCATTTCATCCTTTATTAATTGTTGTCATGATTTATCTGTTTTAGAGAAAACACCTTTATTACTTTCACCTATGTATTCTACATCTCTAATCTTTATTTTGTCTTCTCAAAACATATAACCTCTTCATTTTTTAACTTTAAATCTAAATATGTAAAATTTTTGAGCCTTAATACATACTTCTTCTAATAATCTTAAAGGAGTTATTTTTTCAAATGTAGTAAACACTCTGTTACCTTTATTTACATCAACTCACTTTTCTAGTAATGATGGGGTAAGTCCAATGTAGTAATAATTATCAAATAAAGTTCTTTTTCATATATCAATTTTTCGTAATTTCTTTACTTTACGAAAAGTATATATATTAGCTTGTTCTATTGGATTTGTACTTAATAATCCAAAAAATGCATAACAATTTATATATCTAGTTGTTGCTATTGATACATAACAACCATACATAATTGCAGAATGCATTCTTCTAAAACCATGTAATAAAATTTGTTTTAATTCCCTTTTATCTAACTCTTTAAATTGTTGATGTACATCATTTAAAATATCATCTAATGTAAAGTCTTTAGTAGTATATAGTTTTTCTCCACTATTAATTTTATTAATAAGTTTCTTTTTTAAATCTCCTCCTAAATACACAGTAACTTTTTTTTGATAATGTTTTGCTTGATAATAGTATCGTAAATAATATCCAGTAAAATCAGATTCTATAAAATCTATATCTGGAAAAGCACCACGTTGTTTATATAATTCAAACAAATCCTCATGTATAACTTCAAAATCTATATAAGCTTTATTAGAAACTGGTATTTTAAATCGTAATTTTTCATCTAAAATTTTATTTAATATAACTCCCATACAGTATCTAAATGGTGTACTAATTCCATCTTCTCTGCTTGAGTTATCTCCATAATTATCCTTAAATCACTGACGTGTTTTAGTAGTTATTCTATCTGGAGTATTAGTAAATATTTCATCTGCTGATAAACCATGATTAAATAACATCCTCATATTAAGCAGTTGGTTTAAATGATTTACCAAATCTTTTTCTATTCCATGAAGCAGATACATTTAAAATTTCATCCATTTCATTTTGATTAATATAATCTGGAACACGAGCTTGTGTGCAAAGTACTTTTCAATTATTCTCTCAATATGGCATCATTTGAAATAATTGCGCATCTCTATTAACAGTTGCTTTTTTTCTTACATCTATAAACTGACAAAATCCAGCTATAGCATCTAATTCTTTATTGTTTAAAAAAGGTAATCCCTCATCATCTACAATAACTCCTTTATATAAAATATTAACTTGATTAAATTTATCTGCAAGATAAATTCTATTTCCTTCTTGTCTATATTTAATAAATTTTCCTGGCATATATAATGCTCCGGTATTATATTTTCTGTTTTCTACATAATCTTCAATTCATCCACTTTGATTGTTAGATGATATTGTAGTTGGTGTAGTTTTTTGATAATCTTCATAATTTGTTGTAATAGCTTCTATTATATCAACATTACATGGTAGTTCTACATAATATTCTCCTGTACTTGTTTGGCAAGGTTCAGTAGTATATTTATATAACTTATATTGTTTGTTTCCAATTTTATCTCAAGCTATTAAACCCAATGATTCAAATTCATCTGGATTAAGTTCTAATCCGTATAGTTCTCTTGCTTGCGTGTACGCAGTATTAAATGGGTATTCTTTCATGTATTACTATTTTGGAACTTGGTTATTAGGAGTTGGTTGAGCACCTAAACTTCTGTAGTATCTAATATACTTCTCAGTTAAGCGTTTTTTAATTTCTGTTGAAATAAATGTATAATTTTCAATATCATCTCCTTTGCAACAATCATATTGTTCTAACTGTCTAGGATCTTTAAATATAGCAATTACTGAAATTCTTTTAAGTAATGGTGCATTAAATATTCATGCATCATACATATTATTATCATTTGGAGTTGGCTCAATATATACAAATGGTTTCTCTGACCCTCTTCGTAAATATTTATGATATTGTCAAGCAGTATTTGTATAAACTTTAAATTGAATACCTCTATCTATACTCCCTACAAATTCAGTTGCTTCATTAGCAAAATCATTTACAATTTGTGGCAATTCAAAATGAGCTATTGGTAATGAATAGTTTTGTGTATTACAAGGACATTTATCTAAACTCTTACAATCTATTTCTATACAATTTATAGACATTAGAAGATCATTTCTAGGAACCATATTCTTCATAGAATATTCTTTAATCACTTGTAAGCGTTCTTCTATGATTTCGTCTTGCAATTGTAGCAGGCTAAGGTTAGGTGTTGAAGTAAATCCGCCTAATCCGCCTACGATATTGTTATATATAGCCGAAGCCAGTTTTTCTACCATTTTATATTGTTTTTTGTTGTGAAGTTAAAAGAAAAAGGAGGAAAGAGTATTTTCCCCCTCCCTCCTTTTAATCTTTGAGTTATTAATTCTAATTTAACTATGCTATAACTGTAATAGTAAATGTAGCAGTTTTAGCTGGACTAGAACTATCAGTAGCTGTAATTACTGTTGAACCAGCAGCCACTCTAGTTACAACACCTGTACTAGCTCCTACTGTAGCAACTCCTGTAGTGCCAGATGACCATGTTACTGCTCCAGTGGCATTTTTAACTAATAAAGTTTGTGTAGCTTCAGAAGTCTCACTAAGATCCATAGTTTGATCTCCTATAATAATTAAGTCTACATCTCCGCCGATAGTTATAATATTTATAATACCAGCAGCAGCTAAAGCAGTTTCAAAACTTGGAACTAAAGACTCTAATACATAGAATACATGAGTTGTAACTGAAGTACCTCCAGCAACAATACCGTCATTCCATGTTTTTTCAATTGAATAACGTAAAGTGTATTGAGAGTAATTACCTCCAATGATTGGACGACCATCTTTGTTAATACCAAAGTAACGTACATTTTCTGCAGTTGGCAATACAATATTTCTAACCATCCATTCATCATCTCCGAAACCTTGAACTCCTGTAGTTGTAACTGAGAATGTTGTTCCAGATAAATCTGTATATTGTGGTAAAATTAAAGTACTTGTACTAGCAGTTTCTTCTTCTATAATCATACTTTTAATACGTTGGTGAGATTCAGTACAAGTTACTTGTATATAGTCTGTATTATTAATTACTTCAGCAGTAATATATGATACACCATAACGATCTTTCAATTTTTTAATTTCATCTACTAAAGCAGCAGCAGTAAGGGCAGGAGTTGATTTTCCTAAAACTTCAACTACTACTGGTTTTTTGAAATAAATATATGTACTAGCGTACTCTGAATTTGTAGAATTAATTAATCTAACATCTACTGTTAATCTATATACTTTATCTAATGAAGTTACGCTAGGAATTTTTACTTTTGCTACTTCTAAAGTTGAAGCATTATAAGCTGTTTTATAAACACTTACTACATTATCTTTTTTAAATGAACCTACGCGAGCTACATTAAACACTCCGTTTGCTCCAGCATATTTATCAATAGCTGTATTTGAATCTTTGGCTGAATTAATTACATTTGTTGTTGTAAATTGATACATTGTTCTTCTTATTTTTTAAATTTTAAAACTTTTATCTTTTGGGTTGTTGTTCTTGTTGAGGTTGAGCAATACTTTGATTAATTGGGATGTTTGTTTGTAATCTAGGATCACTCCCATTTTCCATTAATAATTTAGTTAATTCATTGACAATCTCTTGACAAACATAATCTGGGAATTCTATTAATTGTGAGTTATCTTCTACTTCATCAACTTGAGTTTGTGTTAATCTTATAAATTGAGGTGCTTTTAAATAATCTACATATACTCTTTGTAATTCAAATAAAGTATTGTCCTTACCGTAACGAATTTCCATTCTTACTTTAGATCTGTTACCATAACGCACTTTTTGTAATTTTTCTGCATTTGTAGAAAGATAAGTTGTAATGCCAGTTTCAAATAAAGAACCTACTGTATAATTAACTGCTTCATTATTTGGGGGAAATAAATATATAGTATAAATAGCTGTAGGAGCACTTCCTACACTATTAATTGATTTTTCTAACTTTGTTATGTTAGAATTTGAACAATCTACTAATTTTTGGTATAAATTATATATATTAATTCCTGGAAAACCTGAATATAATTGCACTTCTAGCTCATTATCTACATTTGGGCTGTTTTTAAATATAAATGTTACTCCATTTATTGTAGCCGTAGTTCCTTCTGTAAAACCCGTAGCACCATCTTTATTTTTTAATGTATATACAACATTAGAAATATTTATATTTACTGATTGAACTTGGTTTTGTACTGGAAATGTATTAGATGTATTAACATTATTAATAAAGAAATATGGAGACTTATAAGAAGGTCGCATATAGTAGTTATTAATAATTTGTGAAAACATATCTGAAGTTAATTTCTTTACCCCAAAATGCATTATATCATTAGTATTGTAACATTTAAAATTCTTTTTAACTTTAAATTCAGCAATACAATTTAATACGTGTAAATAATCATCTGGGAGGTAAGTTTCATATGTAGCTCCAAAAAGAGGACTAGATGATACAGATGAAGTAGAATTTGTACCAGTAATACCATTACCTAATCCTGCAGCATTATAATCATCTTGTGGAAGACATTGTAAAATAGTAGTTCCTTTCAGAACTCTTAAATCATCTGATTTTTGTTGATTTACCTCATAAGCATTGTAAATCTTATTGATATATTGATTAACTGCCTTATTTATGAAATAGTTATAGTCCTCTAAGAGTAAACTTGGAGCTTGAACTTTATTTAATTCCACTAAAGCATATTCCCATATTTGGCGTGAAGTCATTGTTTAGTTTATTTTTTTAGTTATTTTTTTACTGCTTTCTTAGCAGCTGAATCTTCAAAATGTGGTATACCATCTGTTATTTGTTCTTGAATTTCATCAATTTCATTTTTAGTTAACAGATTAGGGTATGTTTCTCTTTTAATAGAGTCTAATATTTTTTTGTAACGAATATCTCTTAAAAAGATAATTGACGCTTCAATAGTTCCGCCAATAATTTTATCATCATATTTGTAAATACCATCAGCTTTTCTAATTACTCCTCTGTCTATAGCATCAAGAATAAATAAATGCATTTTCCAATCTTCACCTTCGTATAAATCTTTAATTTTCTTAGGAGTTTTTTCAGAAATTTCTATTAAATAATCTAATACATCTGCTGGTACCGCATTTGATAAGCTGCGTCCTAAAACTTTAGCTTTTTTAAGTCTTTCACCTTCATTATCACCAAAGATATATTTCTGTGCTTCAAAAATCTCTTGTTTTTTGCTGACTTTATATTTAGTTGCTTGTCCTGGTCTTTCAATATATAAATCTGCAACTCCATATTTTTTGGCGTCACCATCAATTATTAAATTACCATTATGATCTCTTTCATGTCTATCTTTTGCAATCCAATTGCAATATTGTATTGCTTCCCAATTTGCAGCGTCTACTACATCATCAAGATTAAAATATGAACCATCTGTAATTGTAAATACATAGTCGGCTGGAACAAAATGTTTTTTGCCTGTATTCATTTGTACTATATCATCTTCTGAAAGAATCATATCTCCATTTGAATTTACTGTTTTTACACATGAAGGAAGTTTACCTGTTTTAGGATTTGGACATGGTTGAATAAAATATGTTTTTTGGACTTTGCCATAAACACTTTTAAGAATTATTTCATTACTCATTTTACACTTATTAAAAATTATATTGTTGTATTGTTATCTTGTTGTTTTATATCTTGTTTTAAAAATAATTACAAGAGAGTTTTAAGTCTCTCTTGTAATTAATGTTTTAAGGCCTAAACCTCCTCAATTATCATTGATCTGTCAGTGTTGTTATCGTATAAGCTCTTTATCCTATACTTCTGCAATTTATTTTGTTATATTTGCAGCTCAGACTATATCATCACCTTGTTTATTAAGGTGTCGGGCACTCGTGAGTATATTATATTCTACTGTGTAGTTTCAATACCTAGTCGTTGAACCTGCATTAGTCATTTAGGCTAATGATTGGCTGCTGATTGTCCGCTTCCGGAGTTTCCAGCAATTCACCCAATTTGCGACTACAATCACTTGTAGAAGCCGCGTATTTTATTTTGTACCTTTTTAAATAAATAATTTCTTTTCTAGCACTTACTTTTACAGAGCCGTAGTTTAAATTATACTTTTCAGCAAATAATTTACAACCATCAAAATATTCTGTAATTCCTAATAGTAAATCTTCTACAATTACTGGTTTATAAGTTTTTTTTATTTCTCCAGAGGCTATTTTTTCTTTTTTAGTTATGGATTGTTTTAATTTTGTTTCTTCTGAAACAATTTTCCCACGATGCCCATTACCAATTTTAGTTCTAGTTTCTTCTGAAACAATTCTACCTTTTAAACTTTCTGATATTTTTTGTTTTACTTCTTCTGTATGATGTTTACCATACATACCATTTTTCTCTCCGAATAATTTTCTTTTATTTATCCATTCTTTAGATTGTTTCACACCTAAGTGACTTGGTATTTTTTCAAATAAACAATTAATACATAATGTATCAAATTCACATTGTTTTAGTAAATTAACTTCTGCTATATTAGCTTCTTCTCTACTATAAAAAGAATCATTTATTATTTCTTTAGTTAATACTTCTTTATTATCTTTTATCCATTTTCGTGTCCAAATACTACTTGAACCCATATATTTATCTAGTTCTGGATTTTTGTTACTTCTAACTCCAACATAATATTGACCAGTTTCAATATTTATAATTTTATATAAATAGTGTTTCATATTACAAAATTACAAATATTATTTCTTCTAAAATATATGTTATGAATAAAATTTAATGTATTGTATTAATTAACGATTTGAGTACATAATTAAAGATTATACCTCTTCAATTATAAAACTTCTTCACGGAGCGAATGCAACGATTCCACTATAACCCATAACAACTAATTTAGTTCCAGCAACTGGACTTGATACGATGCCACTTGTGATGCCATCGACTCCACCAACTCCTGGATATTTACTTGTGATGAATTCTGCACCTTCTAAAGTAAATGCTGCAATAGCAGGTTGTGACGTAGACATATCTGGAGACATATCTAAACAGATACCATAAGCTTTTGTAGGATATTCTTTTGTTAAAGCACGATCCACCATGAAAGTTACAGTGTTTCCAGAAACTTCATAAGAAGTAAATGTTGCACCTACTTTAACAGGATTGTCGATTTTAACATTAGATTGAGTTGCTTTAGAATACAACATTGTTGGAGTAGAACCCCATAATTTCAACCAATCACCAAGAGTAGTGTTAACTTGACTCCATAAACGGTCATTTACAATGAATGTATATTGATTACCAGTAGCATTAGCTGCTTTTTGGTTCATTTGCTCCATTACAGTGTTAATTACATTAACATTTAATTTAGCAAATTTATATTTAGATGCAAATCTTTCAATTTGTGGAATTAAACCATCACCTGCAATTAATGGACGTCCATCTTCAGTTAAAACTGTTGATTTACCATCTACATTCATAGTTGTTTTTCCCCATAACAAGTGATTGTTCTTACCAGTGGTAAAGTTATCCATAAGATCTTTTTCCATTTTGTTAAGTTTGAAAATCTTTTCTTGCATCTCACCAGTTCCCTCACCTTGAGCAATTTTAATAAATTGAGCTTCGTTTTGTGCATAACGACTAGAATATGAAATGTCATTTCTATGTTCTGTAATCCACTGACGATGTTTTTCTATATTACTCTGATATTTAGTGAAACCTTCTTCTGAATATTCTGGTTGAATATTAGATAAAAAACGAGTTGTTAGCCCAGCAGCACAAGCTGTTACATCTAATTCAGATGAATAATCTGCATCAATTAATTGTACAGTGTACTCATAGAAATTATCTCCTCTACGTTGAGGAGTTGTTTTTACAATACATTGTTGACGACTGTCATCAATTTTGAAAGTATCATATTTTTCATAATAACGTTCTGTGAAATACATTGTAATATCTGCACCGCCTATACCATTTCCAATTGGAGAAGCTGCAAAGAATACTCTTTTAATAAATTCAACATCAATACTTCACTCAATCATTAATGAGTTAATAGGTTGGAATTTACTTTCGTTTTTCTTATTGTAATAGATGTTCATTAAGGCTTCTGTTAAGAAAGTCGCTGTATTATTTGTATACATACGAGCCATAACTCCCATCATCTTTGGACGCGCCCCTAAGAATTTATAAAAATCCTCGTAGGTACGACTGTGTGCCATTTCTGGCTTTACGTTTACGTAATTAGCAATAACCATTGTTTATTTGTTTATTTGTTTTATTTAATAATTTAATTCGTGAATATTGTTTATTTTTCTGTCGTTTTTCACTACGACAGAAGCACGATTATCTTTTTTTAGTCTTGTTATCTCTTCTTCATAAGCTATTTTTAATACGTTGAAAGCTTCTTCTCCATATTTTTGAAACCAAGCTACTCTGTATAGTTCTTTTGGATCTGTAATAGCTTTATGAAAATTTGAAATACCATTATCATCTAATTCTAAAATAGAGGATAAAACTGTATTTTTCTCATCATTATCTAAATCAATACCATAAAAATCAGGAGTTTTAATTGCAATATCTACCATTTGATCAATAAATTGATTATGTTTTGCTTCTTTTTCTTGATTTGCTTCTTGAATTTGTGTTTCTTTATAATTATCTTCTAAAAGTTTATATTCACTTCTTAATTTATCTGCCTTCTTCTTAAATAAAACTTCATCTTGTAATTCTTTTTCTAACTCTTTTACGAGTTCTTCATCTGTTAGATCATATTTATTTTTTAAATCCAATAAATATAACTCTTGATCGTCGTAAGAATCTATTTCATAAGATTCTACTTGTGTATTATTTACATTTGCTTCATCTAATATCTGCGCTTTATACGCTTCTAAAAATGAATCTACAGTTAAATTATTTGAGCGAATGCTATTTAAAAATTCAATTTCTGAATCATCTAAATCAGACGTCTCTTCTTGGACTGCTAATAAATCAAGCTGCTCTTCTTTTGTCAATTCATAAAAATCAACCTCTTTTTCTGTATTATCTTCTTCTCTAATAGTAATTTTATTGTTTTCTAATCCTTTTAATTTTAAAAAATCATCTAAAATTGACGTATCTTTTATACCTTCTTCTGGCTCATCAAAAATATTATCATTTTCAATTATATTATTTTCAATAATACTATCATTTATTACTGGGTCACCCAATCCTAAGTCTTCTCCTTCGAAAACATCATCTAATTCTGTCATAATCATTATCCTTTTAATTGTTATTTACTTTGTTTATTTTTACAAAATTACTACTATAAATTTATATAAAATGTATACTAAAACTTTTTTGTTAAAATTTATTTTAACTCTTTATTTAATGTATAAAATTTATATAAATTTATAGTATATAATATATTATTTAATAGTAATATAAATTTTATTACTTTTTTGTTGTTTTTCTAAAAGATAATCTGTTAATTTATTCATCCAAAATCTACTATTTAAAACTTTACCCTTTTCTTTATTTTCCCCAACAATAATGCATCCAGAACTTG